TCCTTTTGATCCGGATTAGCTTTAACAAAGTCGTCAATCCGTTTCTCCAATTTAGCTATTATTCTTTTTTCATCAATCATAATTAATCCTCCTTTTCTAATTTGTGAATTTCGCACCATAGTCTATGATTCTCATCCCATAAGCGAGCGATCTCAGCATCATGGTCAATAAGTTCTGCGCTAAGCACCTTTGAATAGAATGCTAACCATACAATACATAACCCAATTATAAAAAAATTCATAATCAGCCTCCTTAATCTTTAATTAAAATGTTAATATACTTAGCGAACTGAATAGCTTCAATTTCATCAGTAAACTCAACTCCAAAAATCTTCCAATCAATCGACTGTAAATATTCAGTCGGAATACAATTTGCTTCACCTCTCCACACGCAAACTGAATCATGATTACGTACAGGTTTCCAAATTGCAATCTTTTCATTAGGTGGAAATATAGCGCAAGCTATACTATATAAACTCCTGTAGTTAATCATTCGCCTATCTCCTTCTTATAAATCTGGTAAGCTTTATTTATTATTCGAGAAACATGCGATTTAGAAATATCTAACATTGTCGATATTTCTCTTTGGTTATATCCGTCTTTTTTCATTTCTAAAATAATAATGCCGTATTTCGAATGTGCTTTTTTAAAAGCTTTACGAATAGCCGAATATGTATCTACCGCATCATAACGATTTTCAGGATCGCCAAGTAAATCCACCACTTCGATTTCATGTTCATTTTTAGGATCAGAACAAATAGTGTTTAAGCTTGAGATATTATGCATAGTATATGATGTAGTGTACGATGCTCTGCTAGCTAATGTAAATGGACATTGTCTGTTAAAATATCGCATCATAGATCCCCAGACAAACTTATACAAATATGTAGTTGCATTTTTCTCAGGATCCAAACGATCAACACCAACACATAATGCAAGCATCCCTTCCTGATATAAATCTTCATAAAATGGAGTGTGCGGTTTAACAGATGTAAAATATCGTTTCAAAATATAATGAGGCAGCATCTCATATTTAAGAATTAGATTGTTTCTTTCCTCGTCCATTTATCGCTCCTTTCTTTTTATTGAAGCATGTCCATGAACATAGCTTAATAATTTGTTTGTTCACAGTTACTTTGTAAATATGCTCCGCAGATGGATAGAACAATTTACCGCATACCGGACAGGCTGTTTCATTCATAAACTCTCCTCGTCTCATTTTTTTGCCTCCTTAGCTTTTACTTTTTTCTCATCTACCACATAATATACAGGCTTGTGAGAGTGCAAGTTTGCTGGTTCACCTAAACATTCATTACACGGATCTTTAACGTCATCCACGTCCGAGTATTTGCAAGTATCGCAGTACTCGTTGAAATAAACTTCTTTGTAATCGTACATACCTTTCCTCCTTAATAAGTCATAATTTTTTCGCAAAAACAAAAGACCCAATGTTTCCATTGAGCCTAATGCTGCATTTAGATACTGTTTTAATTTTCTTCTTTTACTTCGGTTTTGTTCTTTTTAGCACGTTTGTAAACTTCATAAAAACCGACAGCAGCCGCTCCTACGATAGCACCACTAATCCAACTACGAGTATCTGTGTAATTGAAAGCGCGATTGATACGTTTAAGGTCTTTCTTATTTAAGATAGCCCCAAAGTATCTAAAGTCTTTTCCGTCCATAAAATACTCATAGCCTTGCTTAATGGTTGCAATTTCGTAATCTGACATACCTGCTAAATCTAAAGTTTTGTTTGCGTCCATAATAGTACCTCCTTTAAAATAAACTTAAATTATCTAGTATCCATTAGAGTGCATGTTTTATTAGCGAAAAACAAAAGAGCCTCAGATATTTCTATCTAAGACTCTCAGTCTTTAGTGAAAATAATATTTCATTATTTCTCGTTTACACTCTCTTGTAATTTCGTTTACTAGTTGATACGCTTGTAGACCGTTAAATATTTCTCCAAGTAGATCTTTGACTGTATATGCATACGCCAATCCATTATTAAATCTAATGGCGATATGTAGCATATCGTCTTTGTAATCTAAATAGATCTTACAATTGTTAAATCTCTTACGTAACATATCGTAAACCACTTTGTTAAATAGTGTAATACATTCTTCTGCCATATTATTCTCCTCCTTTCTCATAAAAGGAGATGTAAATTTCGCTAATCTTCGGAATAATCAGTGACAGTAAAGCCGAAACACCACTTAATCATTTTCTTTTGAAGCCAATTGAAATGATGGTCAACGGCTATAGTTAATTTACGATGCTTTCCAATAATAATCAGAGAACCTCTTTTGATTTTCTGAATACTAATATAAGTGCTAGGTTCGTTTGTCAAATCCATTAGCCCACCTCGTTTCATTAAATTTTTTCTTTTTACTCAATGCTTTAGATATAGCTAAATCGATTCCACTTCTGGATTTAAGGTGATAATAATATAAATCCCTATATGGAGTGTTTAGCCTATCTATTCGTCCCGATGCTTGCGCCATTACCTTGTAGCTGTAATTCTGTGAGTAGAATATAATAGTGTCCGTCTTAATACAATTCCATCCTTCACAGCCTGCTGTATACTGAACTAAATATAACCATCTATCGGATTCGGGTACTGGTTGATGAGCATGACCATTCCATTCTGCAACCTCATAACCAATAAACTGATTCGCTTCGATACTATCGTCCATACTAAATAAATGAAGCAGCATGTCTCGTTCGTAGTCGAAGTTGTAAAATATAATAGCCTTAGGAGTCTTTTCCAATAGCTCGAGCAACGCCACAACCCTAGACTCATCCTCATTTACAATTCTTCGAAGAACATAACAAAGACCTGCTGCCTGTTGAATGGGTTCATTTTTAAACGGGTCCCAGCGGTTTCTGATAGCATCTTTATACTTCGATATATCGTACCTGACATAAATATCTTCATGATGTGGAATCGTGTCTCTATGAAAATCCATATCAATTAAGATTCTATTTCGAAGTCTAATTAATCGACCAGTATTAATATATCTATCAACCTGAGGCCATTTAGTATAGCGAGAGTATACGATATGCTCTCTACAGAATTCAGTTTTGTTTTTGTAGAATCCATTAGCTAAGAATACAGGAATATAATCAGACCAAGTATCTCCAGGAGTAGCTGAGAGGATGATCCAATTATTTTCTTTTACAATTTTCAAGAAAGCTTTTACCCAAGCTCCAGACCCAGTAACTCGATCCTCATCAAATATAAAGAACGCGTCTTTTATATCAACATATTTCTTAATATTGTTCCAAGAATCGATAACGATTTTATTGTGGTAAAATGTGTTTTTTTCTAAATCTGGAGAAAGGTAATAATTCGCAAGCTCTTCTTCCCATTCCAAAGAATCTCGTTTCATAGCAGTAGTGATAATATACAGGTCCTGCGGGTTTTTCTTCATATGTTTGTGTTTTGGAATCATACTACCACCATTTTCTTTAAAGTAGTAATATAATCCGGTTCTACTCTTACCAGAACCAACACCGCCATTTAGTATGCAGCCATTAGACATTTGATTAACAGCGTTTAATTGATAGTCCCGAAGGAAAGATTCTTTCTTACCCATTCGAATCACCCTTTATGGTGACAAGACGTTCGTACAATTCTTTAGCCTCATCACCATCAAATGCGTTTACGATTTCAATAGAATCGTTAAGTCTTTTTCTTCCTACTATTAATATAGGAATGTCATTACTGTGATTGTCGTAGCTGACAATTATCGCATCATTCATTATGATTACCTCCTTTAGTTCGTGGGAATGCAGTCCGCAATGTATCAGCCATTTTTATAGCGCCTGGATGAAGTCCTTCAGAGCATCCTTTCGGAATTGTCTTAATCTCTTCTTTAGAGAAAATTGGAAGATTAACATATTCAGTAGAATCTTCTTTAGGCAACCATTTTTTAAATGTTTTATAATAACGACCTTCATTACCAAGCATTTTCTTAGAAATAGCCATAGCCATTCCTTTCTCCGGATCAAATGATTCACCGTCAGCTTTAACCACTGTCTTTGTCCCATCATTCCAAAATATAATGGTGGCAGGATCGTTGAAGATTACTTTCTTGATTTTTGGCTTAATGTTGCTAATGCCATATAATGAATTGCATAATTTTTTTGTTAAATCAACGTCGTTCTTTAAGTAAGACAATTCCTTATTACTCAGACCAATAGTACCGCATTTATTTTCATTGGTTCGGCGTAATATAATGGATCGAGTCCTTCCTTTATTAACACGAACCGGTATACCCATGATCCTATGTTTTTTATCAGCATTTAATTCCCCGTACAAAATGCATAAAACATCGTGCGAAATTATCCACGTATATTCATTTGCAATAAGTGATTCGGCATGCTTCATTTTTTCTGAATCTAACATAATACGACAAGTTTTGTAAATGCCGTCTGAAGTTAACTCCCTTGGGTCTGTAATTGTGCGTGTAATCATGATTCTAATCTCCTTTCAATCTTAAATAATATGTAAAAGGCCCTCCAAAGAGAGCCCAAGTTACCTTTAACTTTGTCTCAAATATCTAATCAACAGCCAGATAAGCCATAACCCGCCAGTCAAGAACACCATAACAAAGTCAAATATCAATCCCAATATTCCACGTTTCTTCATAGGTCATTCCTCCTTTCTCTTCATTCTTGAATCTAAATATTTTACTAATCGACTGCACGTTTATATAGCCAGCTTTTTAAACTCATAGAATCTCCTTTCTTAAATCACACCCAACTCTTCCATATATCTCATATGGCCGTTACGAGCACGACGGTAAGCATCTTCTAAACAGAAATCTTTAACCATTTGCTTATTAAGACAAAGCGCTGCTAAAACATCATCATCTCCAGACCAGTTGATAGCATACTCATGGTTGTCCATTTCATAACGGAACGCCTCTTCGGCAAACTGCCCATTTTTCATAGCATTCTGAAGCTCCTCAGTGTGTCTTCTCAACATTGCTTTAAAAGCCGGTACGTCAGTCTTTTTTATAACATCACCCATATTGAGATATGTGCAACACTCTTCCTTAGTCGCTCCTAATTTCTCCAACGCCTCTTCCAATTGCTTTTCATTAAATGCATAGGCAATCGGGAAGTCAGTCAATTCTTGTTGCTGCCTTTTCATCATGTCCAAATAAGCTTGTGCCTTCATGTTGGATCACTCCTTGAATAGTTTATAGTTGCAAAATATAAAAGAAAGAGGCCTATTAAGCCTCCTCCTCTTTTTCTTCTTTGGAATCATCTTGATTCTGTTTAATGTATCCGTTTGCGATAGCTTTCACGACTTTATACTTCATCTCATAAAATCCGACTAAATATCCAGCCACGCCTACCGCTGCGTACTTTACAAATTGTTTCATCGCTGATCCCTCCTTTCTCGTAACAGGCTATGATTTTTTCGTGAAAAGAAAAGACCCAACGCATTTAGCGCTGAGCCTTTAAACTAATCCCAAGTCCATTTATAAAGTTTAAACAACAACTTAAATGGCGTTAAAAGAATCCTTAAGAATATTATAACGTAATACTCTATCCCTCTCTTTTTTTCAAACCCATAAGGTTTAAATTTCTTCATAAATATCACTCCTTTCCATAAAGGAGCATGTTTTATTCGCGAGATTCCTCCTCGTATCTAGCAGCGAATCTGTCGATCTCCTGGATAACCTCCATCGACTGTAAATATGCCGTTCTACCGGTCTTGCCATTGACTTCCCAATCGTAAGGACGAATATCAAGATTAACCCCAGCAATATCGATGTCATCAATAATCGACACTGCCTCTTCATCCAGACGATTTCTTCTTTCGCCGGTCACGAGATATACCTGTGGGCCACGATCATTAAACTTAACCTTTACAGGTAAGAATATAAATGGTGTGTCGCCCTCTTCTCTTGGCGGCTTGATCTTTACATTCCATCCTTCTTTAACCAGCTGATCCGCTAACTCCTCGTCCGGAATAAGTAATGCAAAGTTTCGATCCCCTTCGCGATTAAATTTACTGCCTTCTCCTCTAAGGTTTCTATAAATGATATGTGCGTCATCGATCTGTAAAATTCCTCTTGGTGCAAATGTTACTTCCATAATTTTAATCTCCTTTTAAATATAAATTTTTAGTAAAACAAAAGACCCAATGTTTCCATTGAGCCTAATGTAAGGTTTGGATAAATACCCATCAATCAGTTTCTTGTTCGTCGTCCATCTTTTCTTTGTTTTTGCTTAAAGAATCTTCTAGTTTTTTGCCAAATATCTTATCGAGACATCTAGCAATTTCCCATCCGATATAAGCTCCAAATCCGAATTTAATAGTTTCACGAAATTTCATAATTATACCTCCTTTAAATGAATGTTTACCGTTTCCTTTAAAGTGGTCGTTTTTTACGCGAATGGCATAGCTTCATCTTGAGTCAAGCCATTATTCAGAATATCAGCAGGCTCATCTGATATAAACCATTCAAAGTCACCGTATTTAGATATCTCGTCAACCGCCTCATCTATGAGTTTGTTATAGAAAGACCTATCAATTGAATCAACCTTATTCATATCTTTAACCATCTCAGACTCAAGCCAGCGATATCCAGTAGACCCAGGAGCAGCATAATTCTTACCATCATTCACACGATATAAAATACCGCCATTATGGCCTGGCAATATAGGACAGAATTGACCTACTCGACCAACGAATACCATAGCATGACCCTCTTCAATTTTCTCAGGTAGTCCAGCACAAGCTTCTTCGAATGTGATATCAGACAACTTGCCTTTTTTATAATCAGTCTCTAGCTTATTAAGCTCTTTCTCATACTGACTTACATCCGGTAAATCTTCGTTCATATCCAAATATAAATCGCCTTTGGACACGGCAAACGTCTCACACATGTCCTCAAATTCAATAGGTTCTTTACTAAACAGAGTCTTGAACAAATATGGTACTGCGAACTGCTTACCAGTAGCTGTCCACTGTCCGCCATGATCATAATTATCCCCAGGAATATAACCATACATTTCCTCGCAGGCTTTAGCGTCCTTATACCTAGCAATATAAACCGCGTCATTCACCAGACACATTCTGTCGTACGTAGCCTCATGTTCAAAGGTATATCCATATTTCTGTCCAAAGTCCATAACGAACTGAATGATTTCTGGAGTAGCATTCGGAATCTTAATTGAGTCTGTCTTAATATGTGCGACTGTGAAACCTCGTTCTCTAACTGCCTCCCGTAAGTCAAGCATGAATAAAGCTCCACGCTTAGCAACAATGTTGTCCTTGTTACGAATATCACGGAATGGATTGTCGAAGTTAGCAGAGGTTAAACCATATACAGAATTGATAGCCGTTTTCAAACCATTAGCAAGATCTTTGGCGGTCAATTCACCGTCAATTACTCTCTGAATAAATGGGGTAAGTTTTCCATCCAGCATATTGTTAACTTCATCCCATGCCTTATGTTTGATACTAACACGTCCCTCGACAATATCACGAAACGCCTTAGTGTATCTAACGCCAAATAAACATTCTGCAATGGCACTATGCGGATGCATTGATGAAATATCAAGCAACGCCACATTAATATACATACCTGGGAATCCTTCAGCCCATCCTCCTTCGCCAACAACCTCTCCTCGATACGTAGATTTGCCATTTTCATATTTGTAACCTGGGAAATATGGCAATAAGCTTCCTGCTTCTCCATGAGTCTGAGACATCATTACTGGACAAGCTTCGGCTAAGAATTGATATGTTTCCTCATCCAAATCGTGAACCGGTTCTGCTAAATTACGATAGTTGAATTCGTTCTGAGGCTTTCTATTACCGCCAAATATAATTCTGGTAGTAAGCGTGTTTGTTGAGTCATTTACTGACATACCTGCTAAGTCCGCCAGAATCTGTCGAGCTGTCCAATCCGCAGATAAATATTCAAATGCCGCTTCTGTAGCAATAACATCGTTATCGCAATATTCTGCTACTTTTTCCCATAAATTCTCTGGAACTGGTTGATCCCATGGAAGACCAAGCTCCTGATGGTGAATACCCATCTCAATCTCGAGTTTCTTCAAACTCTTCTTATTACCAGCAGATGCGAAATCGTACACGTCTGTATACGAAATGTTATATGCCTCTCTGAAGAAGCCTCCTCGATCTCCAGATATAATCTTCTGTGACAAGTTGTAAATCTGCTCTTCGTTATAGCCCATAAGTCGAGCGTACAACATATGATTATCATACCTACGACAGTTGAAACCAACTAATCTATGCCGTATGAGCTCCTCAATATCAGTAGGGGTAGGATTAATCATTCGTACGACCGGATTATCCTTACCTTGGAGCTTCCAGTTTACTAAGAACAGATTCGGGAATACCTCAATATCATAGAATACCAGCGGTTCGTTATCGTTATTAATTGGTTTTGAAATCTCCTCAGATTGAAATTTCATTCTATTAACGAGCTTGATACAATAGTCTGCCTGATGTGAACTGTTTGCCGCAAATGCTAATACCGCATTACGCATATCTGACACATCATATGACATACCGCTTTCATAAGCATCGTTAAGTATCTTATTAATAAAATCGATACTCGGTTTTGTGCCCGGGTGGTATTCCTTATTGAGATTTTTCTTGATTAGCGTTCGTATAGCTTTTTCATTTTTTGTAATCTCAAAATCTACCACTTTTTCTCCTTTCAATGGTAAGCCAGAGCTAATAGTTGCAATAGGTAAATCGTTGCATTTAGTAAGCTTACGTCTTAATGAACTGTTGCCTTTAAATACTTTGATTTCAATATTCTCATCATACACTCTACGGAGTCTGGACGGATCTCCAGTGTAAATATAATGCAGATGGATACCTGCCTCGCTTTTACTCAATTCAGCGTATGTAGGCGGCCATTTGTTAGCCGCTTCGAGATTTCTCTCAAAAGATTTTTCGCCATCGTCTCCCTTAATATCAAAGTCGATAACTATGTGATTTTCTGGGACCTTGACATAATGAAGTCTTGATGTGTCGAGCTCTCCGAGTCTAGTTCTACAATCATCCCATTTGACAGATGGAGTTTCTTTGGCGCTAGCATACTGAGCAGGACATTCTTTGCAAATAATGTCGAATTGCCCGCTTGTCTGGGCGTGATCAATAAAATCGATCCAGGTTTTTGTTTTGTTTTCTTCAATTTTTCCCTCCGGATTTTTTTCAGTTTCAAATTTGTCAGTTCGAAAACCGCTATAGTAACTGCGAACCCTAGAGCCATCATCGAAATTAAATCTTTCATCGAAATTCCAGAAATAGTTCTTGAGTTCTTCCTTAAAGTTTCTTTTAGAAAATGGATACGGCACATTTGCTTCTTCACAATATGCTTTATACATCTCCCAAGCTGCTTTTAGTGTAGTGCCATCCTCTTTCTTAAACACATGATACGAGTCGATAATGAAGTTGTAGAAATCATTCGAAGCTCCTAACATCTCAACTGGAATATAACTGTCGTATGCATTCGGATTCTTCAAATATACTTCCTTACAATGATACGCTATTGCGCCAAGCTCAAAATCAACCTGCTTCACCACTGTTTTATACTCTTCTGCAGATAACTTATTGCCTGACGGTGTAACATCAATCAATCTTCGAATAAGACCTGACTTGCCATCCGTTATCTTTACAGGTTTATTAGTACCCATAAATAAGAAAGCATTAAAGCGATTAGAATACGTGGATTTGAACTTCTCATTAACTGTCATAAGCTCATGAGAAACCAAACTGTTAAGTCTAGTATTATCCTCAATCCTTGACAAATCGCCATCATGCTGAATAGCAACAAGCGGATTAGTCTTAAATGCCTCCAACGCAAAAGAGTTACTACTCGAGCCTAATGCTTTAGCGTCAAAGACCGAATAATAACCCTCAAATAATTGTTGAATAACATTTAAGATAGTTGATTTACCTGTACCTGCAGCACCGTATAAAACCATGAACTTTTGAAGATTCTTTGAGTCTCCGGTTACAATTGAACCAATAACCCATTCAATCTTATGCCTTTCTTCTTTGGAATATAAAGTAGAGATCAGTTTATCCCAAGCTGAAATACTACCTTTCTTTAATGGATAGTTTAGCCGTTTACTTGCGTAATCGTCCTTCTTTGTTTCAGTGTTTGAGAATATAAGATTCTCGTCCAACGCATGGTAATTATCTCGCATCTGTTTTTGACAATATTTATGCCACAAATCTATAGTGCCTGTTTCAGAATCCCACATATACAATATACTTGCGTATTCGTACTGTTTGTTTTTCTCTACAAAGGAGTCAAGCTCTTTGTCGATCAATCGGATAGCGTCTTGCTCATCCGTAGACCATAATCCAAGCTCTTCAACCCAGATAGCATAGAAATCGCCACCACGAATCATAAGGTCGGTGCTTTTGTTATTAATAATAAACTTCGGATAAACCTCAACGGCACCGCTTCGTTTTGTCCGGGTTGAAACTTTTAAAAAATCGAGCATTACATCCATTTTCCTCCTTTCTTTATTTTTTCCGAAATCAGGTGATGCTATCTAAATACCAACAAAGCTGACACCAAATTTCCACATTTCTCAAATCTTCTTCACAATTTCGAATTGTAAATAATCCGCCACGCCCATCAGGTTCGTAACGTCGTTTAAGAAATATGTTTACCGCTTTCGCTACATAATCCTTATCAAAATTACCATCGTCCATAGCACCAAGACCAAGGTTGTTTATCATACCCCAAAACCATTGCCTAGTACGATTTCCTTTTCTAGGATTATCCATAATCGTCTCTTCACATTTTAAAGCTAATGCAAATATCATCTCTAATACAGAACAAGGTCCATCTAAATATGACGATAGATACCCTATGTCGAATCCGGAGTCAAGCGAGAACCGCTGACGTAAATCGACTCCATCAGCAGCTCTGTTTTGATCCTTACGAATACTGTACGTGAATTCCGTATTATGCAAATACATAAACAACTTTCGATAAGAAATATGCTCTGAGAATAGATCATCGCAAACGCAATTGTATATCCATTCGAAATACTCGTTGTTTAATTCGTCAATATTCATTCTACCTCCGCCTATCTTCTAGTGAAGACGTCAGCGAATCTTCTCTCGTCAAGAAGAATCTCATAATCAGTCTTACGCTCATCATTTCTTACAAATACTGAGTCGTCTTCATACTCTCCGAAATGGTTCAAGGATTCTTCACCAACCATTCCCTCAACGTCTTCAATAATATTATCATCTTCGTCCGTAAGAACCTTGTCTGAATAATATACCAGACTTACTACTTCGTAATCGTCATGTTCGTCGAAATCGTCCGGCGAAATAACATATGGTCCACCCATATCTTCAATCTCCTCCTCTTTTTTCTCTTCTTCTGGAATAACCTGCTTTGCAGGCGTTCTATTGGAATAATTTCTGTAACCAGCTTCCTCAACAATATTATTGTATGTTGTTTTATCTTCCGTGGCAGGTTTAACCTCTTCCTGAATATCATCCTCGACATCGTCTTCTTCCTCTAACTCTTCCAGAATCTCGTTCTTGATAGATTCGAGTTCTTCCTCGATTATCTGAGAATATCGATCCGTGACGATCTTCCATGTAACCACAGAACCAATAGCAGCTCCAGATGCAAATATCAATATTTTACTCAATGTATTGCTCATTTTTATTCTCCTCTCTTAATGACATGACCGTTATAGCCAAGCCTCCAAATAGCATTGATACACTCATAAGTATCCCTCCTGCGATATGACGTTTCTTCTTTGTATTGAATGAATGGTCGAGCATAGATAAGATCCTTTCGAGTCTCTCCACATTAATGTCCCCCTTAGTTTTTTAGAATAACAATACCGCCCACAAAACAGATAGTAGCCACAGTCGTAAAAACAACAGATAATTTGTTTGCCATGTTATTCTACCCCTTTCTTTTTGTACACTTTTACATATTTGACAGGGCTATTCCACTTCTCATTACAGTATGAAATATCGCCCTGCTGTTTAGCTGACGTCACCAAGGAACCCAAATCCACAATAAACTCAGACATGCATCCATTATGCTCAGTTACTATGTTTTGAGAATCTGTGTCTTTATCAGCTTTTTGATCTGACAATATACATGGAATAACAGTCCCGTTCTCCAATACTAGATCAAATAATGTACCTACTTTACTTGTAAAATATGAACCTAGAGCAACACAAAATCTACCATCAACTTGACGTATACCATACTTACCGGTATATGCCTTTTGATGTTGTAATTTATATTGCTCAGAGCCAGTAGATGTTATACATTTGTATGACATATAGCTTTTGAATCCACTTGTGCTAGGTACTTCGTATCGTCTGTAATCCACTTTACGATTAGAAATATATTCCATACACATGTATGCCACAGTGTCCTTGTATTTAATCTTGGCCCACTTTTCATTGAATTTGTAGTATCTAATCTTTTCATTGAAAGAATAGGTGTCTAAAATATCAGAGTTAACGCTAGGTTTTTTTCTAACATTGACTGATGTTTTAGTCCACCCCGTCAGGTATTTGACCTTACGTTTTGCTTTCTTTTGCACTGGCTCCTCAGTCTCAACTGGAGTTACTTCAATAGAAGATCCCGTCGTCACAGATTCTTCCACAATCGTTTTAGCATGTGCGTCCACAGTGCTAGTTTTATGTTGAGATGAGAAGCAAGCACCGAATATCAATACGTAAGACGTAAGTACGCTAACGGATACTATTCTTTTTGCTAATCTCATGAAACCTCCTTTAGAATGGATTTTCAGCATCTTCTCGAATATAAAACACTCCTCCGATTTTTACACTCGGGATTTTTTTCATCTCGATAAGCGCCATTACAGTGTGCGGACCGCAACCCCATTTGGATGCGGCCTCTTGTGCTGTCATAAATCCTGGTATTTTGTTATCTGTGATGCACTCTACATCTTCGAGATGGTTCTCCAGAATAAATATGATCAAGTCTCTACCCGTCATAACTAAACCTCCTTAAAACCAAGAATAGTCAAACAAATCTCGATATATGTTGCCTGACCCGATCCCATCGAGCCCTGTCATTCACATCTTATTGAGAATATAACCATCCACATTAAAATCGAGAAGGATCACTTTTTCATAACCATTCACAAATGCCCTGTTACGTTCACGGTTACCATCATAAATGCCGAAGTCTACATAATTGTCTCCGATAGGATTCTTTTCATCATAAATCCAACCTACCTGCTGTCCGGCAGCTGTGCGATCGATACCAAGCATGTCGTATACATCGTTCAAGAACAAATATCCGTTTCTTTTCAGTTTTTCGTTTGCGTACTCCTGCTGTCTCTTAAGGAACCATAAGTTATGCTCTGGATCTTTAGTGAATCCACTGCAGCCCTCATCGAAGAATTTAGCGTAATCGCTGTAAACGTCTGGATTCATAATCTCAACAGTTTTCTTCTCGATCTTTTCTTTACCTGTTTTCTCATCTACAACTTTCTCTTCGAACTCTTTAGCTTTGACGTTGTAACGAAGCTCCTTGTCAAGTTCCTTACCGAAACGCTCTACAACACGTCCACGATAATCTTTGAAACTCTTATCAACTGCTGTGTAAGCTGCTGCCAATGCAATATTTCTCTTACGAAGAATATTGTTAGAAGATACCATAGCTGTAATTGATAATGATCCGAGAATAACTGCCGGGGCATACAATTTAACAAGCTTAACGCCTGTCTGTACGTAAGTAATCGCCAGATCTTTCTTACCGTCTTCTGGCGTATACTCTTCCGGAAGCTCCTCCGGATTTTCGGTTGCATAGTGAATTTGATCTATTGTCTCTTTTGACTCATCCAAAATATCACTTAACTTAGTTGTAGCTTTGCAAGCCATTACTGCGCTTGTCACAGTGCCGACAACGCCAGCGACCATAAGAATCTCTGGGCTGTATTTCTTAACTTTAAATCCTACACGATTAAATGTTCTCGTCATATTGTTCATGATTTCTGTCTTGTTCATAATTATCTATTCTCCTTTTCTGGTTTATTCATATACTGAGCGAAATCGTCAATTCCTTGAATCTCTCCACCTAAAGCCGCATATCCGCAAATATCAATCCAGTTATCATCCTTATAAACTCCGCTAGAGTTTCTAGCAACTTTCATAAGAACCATCATGTTTGCTACATCAACTGCGGATACATCGATATGCAAATATGCGCTCCACATTTTAGCAATAGTCTCAAAACTATTTTCTGGAGAGCCGTAAGTACCCTGTCTTTCGCCATTGATAATAGACTTTGCTTTTTCTAAAATATCATCTCTTGACATAATCTCCTCCTTAATTAAATTGGACCTGCCTTAGGAAGCTTTAATAACCATCCGTCACGAACATGTACGGGCTCTGCATTTCTAAGGTTAGTCCATCCATATTTGTTATCTGTATAGTTACAAGTCTTACCAACTAAATCATACAGATCAGCTACAGACACAATTTCGTATGTATCCAATAGCTCGTCCATACGCTCAAGAACATCTTCTGCTTCCTGTCTATCTTCTAAGACAATATCGTCGTAATCATATCCAGTTCGTCTGGTAGAAGATCTGTAACTTCTATCATCTCGTCGATCTCTATCCGAATAACTTCTATAGGACACATATGATGCGCCTGAGGAATATCCGCCACTTCGTTTATGTCCGGTATTGCCGTATAGAATCATGTCAATTCCATCTCTAACAATATCCGAGATTGCTTTTTTAGCAGCTGGAATAAGTACGTCCATCACAATATAAGACTTAACGTCTTTTGCATCTTCCGAAATAAAGACATCTTTGAACTTGCTAATCTCGCTTTTCTTTTTAGTCTTTACTTTTCCCTTGACAATCTTTTCGACTTTTTTATGTTGTGCATCCCTTGTTGCAAGCTCTTTTGATCGATGGGAATTCGGCTTATAATCCATAGCATCAACCTTTGCCATACTTTTTAATTCTCCTTTCATCCAATCATCTTTAAATCGCCAGGAAGCGTTATTTTGCTACTTGGGATTCGACGATTATTTTTCTTAAATTGATATGCTAAATTACTTTTAGCTTTTGCCTCCGATGGAGCAAATGTTTCACCTCTCCAATGATTAGCAATACAAGTATTGAACTCCATAACAGGACCATCATATAACCATTTTGGCATGGCATTCTCCTTTCAAAACAAAAAGAGAAACACCTTGTTACAGGTGTCTCCCCTCGTTGAAAATATCAATCGTTATTCAGCGATATCATCAGTTACTTCAGTGAAATCAACATCAGCGACAACATCGTCTAAAACGTTGCTTGCGTCTGGCGTTTTCTTAACAAGAGCATAACCGATTAATCCAACTGTTCCGATAGCTGCAGCAATTGCAACTTTCTTACCATGTTTTTTTAATCCGGTTTTCACTTTGTCTAAGAAACCGACCTTCTCACAGTCAACCGTTTCCTCAACGATTACTTCGTCCTCTGTTACTTTGATGTCTTCTGCGTTAATCATAATGATTACCTCCTTAAAAATATGTTTTGATTAATATAGTTCCTCATAATAGCACTTGTAATTTTTGCGAACTATGACAGTTTCGCATAATCGTATCTAGGCGATACGTTATAATCGAGCACTAAACATGGCTCTTCTTTGTCGGTTTTAGCAGATGGCATATCAATTGAGATTTGTCCATCTCTGTAAATATTCCATCCGATCTCATCACTTATTGATGTGTGTGATAAACCAATCTCATCGTAGAATTCGCTAAGAGAAATATACTCTTCGGTTCCAGTGGTTAATCTGTAATTTAAATCATTGATGATCTTTCGTACGGATTCCACATCTGACATGAAATATCGATTTGATACGGGCTCTAAAAATAGAATCTTTCCACCAGAATTCACCATAACAACCTCAGATTTAGATACTGGCTGTTCGTCTGCCTTTTTCTGGGCTACCTTTTCCCTAATCTTCTCCTCTTTTTTCTCGCCGATCGTCTCAACCACACTATCTTTGTAATCTTTGAGAGCTTTCTCTGACAGTGTATACGCAGTTGCTAATGCCGCATTACGTTTAAAATTAACTCTACTAGCGCCCACAAGACATGCTACCGATAAAGATCCAGTGATCATTACCGGAATATAAGGTTTCCATGCCACCTTAAGAGTTTCTATCTTAGTTAATTTTCGATATCTCCAGTCAGGATCCCCGTCTTTTGAAGTGATCCCAATGCCATGATCTTCCGCTTCCTCAATTAAACGAAGAGCCTTTGGTGTTGCTTTTACAGCAAGTACCGTGGTAGTAACCATTCCCGCAATACCGATACCGGTAAGAATCTCAGGCGAATACTTGTCTGCCGTAGCACGTACACCGTTAAAAAAGTTTACTATGTTTTCCTTGTTCATATTTTTTCTCCTTTCTTTGAACAAAAATAAAACAAAGAGGCCCTTAGGCCTCCCCGTTTTTCATCTTGGCAACTGCTTCTGCCGTCCTTTTTGCAATCTTGTCATCTAATTCTTTGTCCGCAAAGTAACTGGCTGCAAGTGGTACTACAACACCTAATACTTTGACCGAAATCTTAGCGACTTTCGTTACAATTGGATTCATAAAGCATTTACCTCCTTTCCATTAAAGTGCTTGTAATTTTTGCGAATCAATAACATTCCAAGAAATCGTACGTAGGCTCAAATGGCATTTCGATAATATAAACATCTTTACCATCATCAGATTCTAGTTTCCTATGGTTAAAGTCAATCCAGTACATACCGTCATCATTTGGTGCCCAGCCTAAAACAGAACCGTAATCAGTTTCTTCAATGCCTAAGAATTCGTAGAATTCATTTAAGTAAGAATATCCTCTTAAAATATAATTACGATTCAAGTGATACTCTGCATTCAAGACCTGTTCAATAGTAGACTCAAAATATCTACCAGAATGTTCATCATAGAATACTTGTGGTTCTCCATTATTTTCTTCCAATGACAAAACGCAGTTTGTGCCTAAATAAGATCCTCGTACGCCAACATCTTCAGCTTTCTCAATCACAATGGCGTTCATGATTTCTTGGTCTGTTTCTTCACCATATAGCTCTCGTGCTTTGCGTCGATAATCCTTGTAAGACTGGTCTAGCAAAGCATAAGCGCTCATTAGGGCTGCTTGTTGACGTTGATTTAGTATATGAGCGCCGAATATACAAGCTACTGTTGCTACTCCGATTCCAATCGTTGGAATATAAGTTACTGCTGCTACTCGTGTTTTCTCCCATTTTGTCAGTTTTTCTCCTTTCTTAATTTCAGCTTCCTCAATTAAACGAAGAGCCTTTGGTGTTGCTTTTACTGCTGTTATGGTTGTTGCTAAAACTCCTATACCGCCTAATCCGGTTAATATAGTTGACGCATTACGTTTGACGAATAGTCGCGCGTTCATTTCCCTTCAGCACCTTTGTAAGTTATTTGTAAAAAGCAAAAGAAACAGTGTAGGACTCGAACCTACGACCATGTGGTTTCGGTATGTTTCCACACCTACCGCTACATGCTCTACCAACTGAGCTAACTGTTTCTCACTAAAGAACATGTGATTTTCGCGAGGTAAAAATAAAAGAGAAACAATGACTTCAGGGTCGGCCCAACGAAAACCGTTGCCCGGTGGGTAGCATGTTTTATTACGTTATTACGTGCCGCTACGCCTTCGTGTCTCACCACTGGATTTTCACCAGCATCTATCCATTGTTTCTCATTAAAGTAATTGTAAATTTCGCGAAAGAAAAAAGGAAAAGCCATTGCTGGCTAATCCTCTCCGAGTTCTTCCATAAGTCGTTCAAACTCTGTTCTGCCCATTTTAGTATCTACATCAACATGAAGTCGAACGTCACCATTGATCGTATCAACTTGTATATCATTAAGCTGAATATCAATTTTGTATCCCAGCTTTTTGTATACTTTCTTCGATATGATTTTAGCCACAATTCCCTTCATAAATTTTGTGGATAGCTTCAACATTAACATGTCCATGATTATTCCTCCTTTAGAATCTCTCTCTCATAAAAGGCGTTGTGTTTTTCGCTAAATATCACGTCTATCGAAGCATGTTTCCCATCGTTCTCTAGGAATTGGTTTCATTTTTAGAGCCCACATAATTTGCCTAATTGTAACCGTTGGATATAGTCCATCCGTAGCCTCACCTGAACGATCGTCGAAAAATGCTTTAAACTTAGGATGTAAATATAATTGATCAGTAAGCCATGGATCTATTTCAGCCCACCAAGTCTTTTTGGTAGTAGAATCCTGTCTCTGCTGAATAACTGCTAACCCCTTTTTACCTATTAAATATAATGTGCAGCTATCATAAACTGGATGATTACAGGTATGTATAGTTCCAAATATCGAATGATATTGCTTTGGTTTTTCGTAATGGTATCTCATAAATCACCACCTGAAAATGTAAAGACAAAAGAAAGACGCCAAGTTTACTCAGCGTCCCGCTTTTAATTCATGTCGTCAAATTACTTATGTGGAAGCAATTTCTGAATGAATCCTCGACCCATAATAGTCGTGAAAGTTCCATCTTGCTCAAATTTGATTGACTTTACAGTTCCCCACACAGTAAGTGCTGCCGGAATAACGATTCCTGCCACCGCAATACAGTTACGAGTTCTGCGATCTTTCTTCTCTTCTTCTAATTGCAAAAGCTTAAGCGCGATCTCGGTTTTACGAGCATCGTCCTTATCGTCTGCGTTTTCGTCGAGTTCTTTGATTTTAATAACTCTGTCTGTAAGCTTTGTTAAACCGTCTACCGTAGCTTTGTACTGTTCAGTCCCCATCTCAATGTCTTTCAAACCTTCGATCTGAGATTTAACCTCTTCTTCTAATAAGTTTTCGAGTTCCATTTTAAATCCTCCTTTTAAATATGTTTGATTAACACGTTTCCATAAAAGTCAGTGTTATTTTTGCGAAAGATCCGCATGATGATCTACCGTCAGCATAACTCGCTTAGTGGTCGTTTTGATTGTTTGTTCCGTATTAAGACAAACTTGACAAGTATCATTAATCGGATCAATTTTTAATTCACCATAAGATATGTAATGACGAAATATGATTTGCATAAGGATACTTCCGAAAGCCACACCTCCTAAGAAAACTAAATACAACATGTCGCTCCTCCTTTCCTGACAATTAAAATGTTTTTCCCAAAAATCCCACCCGGGAAATTTTCACTTTATAAATATAACTTTGTTTACGGTAACCTACGTACGGATTCTAACCTAGATTAACTTTTTCTCTAACCTAGATTAAAAACAAAAGACCCAATGTTTCCATTGAGCCTTGTTAAACTAGCATGCATTTTCAAGTACCGAATCTACTTTCTTATAAAATACTCCTACATGTCCATTTGGAATTCCACGCCATCCGGTGTCTTCAGTACGTGAATCTAATCCTTCAAATATAACTCTAACTTCAGTTATGAATGGATTGTTACATACTGATAAAACCGTATATGTACCTGTTCCAACTTTCTTTTTGTAAATCATCTTTCTCATAATAATACCTCCTTTAATATACATTAATAGTTTTCCATTAAAGCGGATGTAAATATTGCGAAAAAGAAAACAAAGACGCCTAGTTCCCTAGACGCCCAGTCTTTTAATTGAATTTGAGAACAATAGTTCCACCAACAACATTAACGGTTGTTTTATACAGTTTTTGTTTCAACATTGTAGCTACTTCTTGCACAGTCGATTTAGTTGTGAATCCATAGAACACCAAATCATCCATGACATATACGTGTCCCACCGAACCTTTTACTTCGATGTCAGACGTATATTCACCTAGACAATCCATTGCTCCTAATTCTTCTACAACTTTGTTTTTGTTTGCACATAAAGTAATTTCGTGTTTTGTAAACATAATAATTCCTCCTTGTTTTGTTATGTATTGTTATTGTTATCTCTTCATTAAAGCACTTGTAATTTTCGCGAAAAGAAAGAGCCCTTGTTAGAGCTCTAACTTTTTTAAACCTTCCTTTAGTCATTACTTAATTTGTTCTAAGACATCTTCCATTTCAAGACTTTCACCTTTTAGATCAGCCAATACACTATTTAAATCATTAAGCTTGTCGTAAGCCTCTACTTCTTTTCCTTCCGACATAAGCTTTTTAATTTCCTTAGCCAATTTTCCAATCTTAATGCATAACTGTACGTCTTTCATAATAACGTCCTCCTATAATATAAATTTAGTAACCTTTTCAGGTTCCATTAAAGCGTATGTATAAGTTGCGAATTGAGAAAAAAGAAAAGGCTAAGACTAAAACATCTCAACCTTAACTACTTCGAAATTTCTTTCTTTTAATAAATTTTGTGAAACTTCTTTAACTGATGTTACTTCAAGTTTTGCAGTTTCATCTTCATTTTTAATGACCTTACAATTGATTCCGAATTTTGTCTTCAATTCTTTCTTCTCAATGTAAGCTCTATGAAAATTCTTAAAACCTTTTTTCTCAAAATATAATCTAGTCATAATAATTTCCTCCTTATTTTAAAAGTTAATCTTTCTCATAATAGAATATGTAAATTTCGCGAATTCGTGACGCTCACTATTTCTCACTTTGTTCGAAAAGAAAAATAAAAGAATACGCTCGGACTTCCACCGAGAGGGAGTTGGATAAATCCATCTTTTATTAAGAGCTCCCTTCCTTTCAAGCTCTGCACCTAATGTTGCCGTATCCTTTCATTAAAGGAGTTGTTTCTCACGCGAGACTAAAAAAGAGACCCCCCTCAGGTCTCCTTCAATTTGTCTAAATATAACACGTACTCTATCTCAGTCGTAATGTCTATTAAATTCTGCATCGTTGCTTTAGTCTCTTGCAATGTTTCCATTAATTCGTCAGGATCACACTCGTGAGCATCATTCTTTAAATTGTCAATATCGTACTCTAAAATATCAACAAGACAATGCGCTAATCGTGTTTTGTTTTGAATCTCTCTTTTTATTCTCGCGTTCATTTCTCTTCAGCTAACTCCTTATTTAATTCGTCTGTCAACTGTCCGTGGGCAATCAATGTCTTAACTGTCTTAATAACACACCCGCAAAAAATAATTGCTGAAATTGTAGTTGCTAATTTATCTTTATTCATGTTGTCTCCTCCAAATATCAATCTCTTGAACTATCTAGTAGCCAGAAGAATCGTCTGTACCTGTCATAATACAAATCTTTGCCGCACGGTATATCCAACTTAGACTTCAAATATGTATACGATAATCCCTCCGTGACAGCTTTCAAAATATAATTGTGTAAGTCTGCATCAGCCTCCTTAGCCATCCTCTCAATTAACTTAATTCGTTCTAGGTATTGCTCTCTACGCATCACCTCCTTAAAGGTGGGATCACCGGGGATATTGCTCTTATGTACTTCGTCCGTAGTAGACAATGAAATATTTGGACTACTATTGTAAGTCTTCTTCCATTCTGGATACTGTAAGCAGAAATGTTTAAGTTCGTAATGACGGTGCTTATCTATCCAGTATTTATTCTTTCGAGAAATATCAGGACGGATAACAGTTCCCATTATTTGCTCGCTCCTCTCTTATACTTATAAGAATCCTTCACGAGTTTAATGGTAGCTTTCTTAAGTCGCTCTTTACTCACTTCGCCATGCACGTATATAGTAGCGTTTTTAAATCGATATGTTTTCATACACAAACACCTCTAAGATAAGAAAATATCAATTGCTTCCAAATTAGATAAGCCGAGAAGTTCTTTGAGTATCATTGCATCGCCAATGGTTATTGTACCGTTATCTGCAATCTTCTTATATAACGCAGCGGCTGTATCAACATTCAAACTCTTTTCGAAAATCTTAAATATCAATTTATTTGCATCCAATGCACACACCTCTTTCTGGTTGCGTTTCATGCAACATCTAAAAGATAACATCATTCCAATTTTTCTGTCAATAGGTTTTTCGTGCATAAAATGCGAAATATCTAATCTAGGTTTGCTTTTCGTTTGCATATGTGCAAATATTAATATATGATAATTATTATTAGAAAGGAGACGCGATAATGTCTATAGGAAAACGAATAAAAATGCTACGAACGAAGAGAGGAATGTCAATCGATGACCTTGCAACTAAGCTAGGTAAGAATAGAACAACTGTGTACAGATATGAGAATGGCGATATAGAGAATCTACCGTTGAGTATTCTTAATCCACTTGCTGATGCTTTGGATACTACACCTGCTCATTTGATGGGTTGGGGTGATAAGGAAATGCTATCTACGAAAATATCAGATGGTGAAGAAGAGGCTGTGTATTCGTCCACAAACGAAGTGTATGTCAGACATGTAGAAGCTTGGCATAAAGAATTTGGTATGGATCCGTTCACAGATGAGGAACATGAGAAATTAATGGAGTATGGAAAGTTCTTAATTTCAATAAGACAAAAATAAAAGAAAGAGCCCTTGTTAGGCTCGTTTCTGTTTGTTGTTAACTTTGGTCATTAATTCGTTTAACTTTCTTTTGTGCCACTTAAAACTCTTAGTCAGCTCATAGGTAGAATGATCGATGTAATTGTATTTTTCGATCATCCTCTCGCAAGCTGTTAAATGATAAGCGTATCTTATTTTATTAAACATATCAATCACTCCTTTCTTCATAATAGGAGTTGTAAATATCGCGAAGGAGGTGATGCCAACTTAACCCCTGGCAGTACATCATAGAAAGGAAGAACAGAATGTATAAAGAATATCCAAAGTTTTACAATTATGAAGTAAAAGAGTACGGAAGAAAGTCGCGTACGGACGACCCCTTACTCTCAACCGACGAAATACTTGAGAAGCACAGTAAGATTGTAGAGGATTATGCTGTTAAATATTTAGGCGGTCCAATCTCAGATGAGAACAAATACATGGAAGTAGCAAGTGGCGAATCGCTTAAAGATCGTCCAGAGATAACTCGTTTGCTCAAGGATATAGAGAACCCTGCTGTTAAAGCTATAATTGTAGTCGAGGTACAGCGTTTAAGCCGTGGTGATCTTGAAGATGCTGGTAGGCTTATACGATTGCTAAGATATACAAATACGTTTGTAATCACACCTATGAAAATATACGACTTGCGTGACGAGTATGATAGAGACGCGTTCGAACGTGAACTTAAACGAGGTAATGAATATCTTGAATATTTTAAGAAGATTCAAGCCCGCGGCAGACTTGCTAGTGTTAAAGAAGGAAACTATGTTGGTTCAACAGCTCCTTATGGTTTCGATAGAATTGAGAAATCTGATGGTAAACGATCATACTTCACTCTAATTGAACGTGAGGACCAAGCAGATATAGTTCGCATGATCTTTAACTGGTATTGTGAAGAAGATATAGGCGTCACAGCAATTTGTAGAAGGCTCGAAGATATAGGAGCTAAGACTAAGACAGGTCAGAAAATATGGAAACCGAGTATAGTGTTCAGTATTCTTGAAAACCATCATTATATTGGTTGTACTAGATGGAATTGGAGAAAGACTGTAAAAATAATTGAAGATCAAGAGATTAAGAAGTTACGTCCGAAGGCGAAAGTAGACGAGTTCTTATTATTCGAAGGTAAGCACGACGGTATTATTTCAGAAGAGCAATTTAACAAAGCTAGAGAAATAAGAGGTAAACGTCATAGAACTCGTAGGGACCTCACACTCAAGAATCCATTCAGCGGGATTATGTTCTGTAAGAAATGCGGTTCGAAGATGGGATATAATACTTATACTAGACATGGAGTCGAATATGCCTCGCCTAAACTCGTATGTAATAATCAAGTTCACTGTAAATCAGGTTCTGTGAAATATAGTGAGGTGTTTGAGTACGTCTGTAAGGTCCTCAGAGACTGTATAGAGGACTTTGAAGTTCGTATAGAGAATAACCAAGACGACTCGTTAAAACTCCATACAGACCTAATGGCCAGGCTCACAAAGCAACTTGCTGACTTAGAGAAGAAAGAAATCGAGCAATGGGAAGCACAATACGACCCAGATCCAACTATAAGACTTCCTCAACATATATTTGCTAAGTTGAATGAGAAAGTGCTAAAAGAAAAAGAGGAAGTAAATAAAGCGTTAGAGAAAGCCAAAGGCTCAGCACCAAAACATATTAATTATAAAGATGAATTGATAAAGACTAAAGATGCTCTGAGAATATTAGAAGATGTTGAATTGGATGCTAGAACTAAGAATCAATATCTCAAGACAGTAATTTCTAAGATGGTGTACGAACGAGATTCAATTGTACAAATTACAAAAGACAATGCTGAGAAATATAACATGCAATCTTCCAAAGGCACAAAGTATTATAACCCTCCCTATAAGATAACTATCGAGCTTAAGTGTGACTAATTTAGGGAACATTTAAGCCCCTGTTCATGGGGATATACATGATACCTAAAGCGTCACATCAAGGTTTGTAGAAGTAAAAAGAAGAGGGTTTGCTGAGTTAGCTTGCCCTCTTTTTGTTTATAGTTTTCTCATTTCTTGAATTTTAGAGTTGAATAATTCGTATTCTTTACACGTTAAACCTATTGGATAGTGTTGTAAATGTCCATACCAATCTGCATATTCTGATATCGTATTTGCGAATATCAAACAGTCCTGATCGTCTTCGTCCCACTGAATTGTTACTTCGGTATCCGTTTCTTTATTCTCATAAACGATATTGTTACACAAAAGATCGACTTTACTCTCTTCGTAATTTAAAAGTTTAATTTGTTTATCGATTTCTGTCATATTCGTTTCCTCCTTTTAATTTTTGTTTTCATAAAGGACTATGTATTTTTCGCGAATTCCTATCCTGATATAATATTGCTTTTTGAGACCCAAAATTCATACCAAAGACCTAGCTAATTCAAAAAGTAAAATATACCCATGACGAAAGAAGGAACTGTCTCACTCGTTAAAAACGTTTGGATTTGGATGTAATTTTACACTTGGGAATAATTAGGAGAATTTGCAGATATTATTTTGAAGTAGTGTTATTGAGAATGAAACGTGGAGTTAATGGCGTTTATTTCTTAAAATTATTATACTGGAATAATATACCAATTTTGGGAATCTGGTGGGACTCATAGGGATGTATATGATACCGATGGCTTTATATCAAGAGTTTGAAGAAAAATAAAAGGGGTTGCGTACATCACGTACGGCCCCTTTTACTATTTTGAAGACGAGAATCGAACTATTTCTTAATCTTCTTAGCCTTAGTTAATGTCTTCTTACCGAACTTACCATCGATAGTAATGCCGTTTTTAGACTGGAAGTTACGTACGTAGCCTGCCGTCCTATCTCCGTATTTACCATCGACTTTCATTCCGTAATTACCAAACCAGTTGAGAAATTTCTGAACACGTTTGATCTCAGTTGAATATGAACCAAGAGTCTTGTATCCATCACCAATTGTGAAATATCCTCTTGGTGGTAACGTAGGGAATGACCCTGAATATTTCTTTTTAGAAACCTTCGAACTACGCTCACGCCCGGATACTACCGCAACGGTATGACCTTTAGTCTTTGTTACAAGAACGTCGCCGTTATATAATTTCGTAAGTATACTAACTGATTTTCTCTTTTCAAAAATACCAGAACGCTCTAATACGTCTGCTTCATTAGCTGTGGTGAAATTACCAACATCATGTCCAGATGCCTCCTTAATGCACTGACGTACGAGAGCACTGCAATCGCATTCTGTTGGGGTCTTTGTATTCGTTCCAACCGAAAGAATACCGAAGCGATTATTCTGATCATAACCAATGTTCGGATTGTGGCAAGCTCTGGACATAGCGTTTGCAATACCGTTTGCTACTGATGCTTTCTTAGGTCTTAATACGTACCAACCCTTTTTGTGCATGTAGAAATCCTGAGTACTTACTTCTTTACCTGTCTGATCTCCAGCTTTACCACCACTGTATCTACCTCTTTCATCAACTCTAGCAGAACCAATAATAATCTTAGCCATAATTACTCCTCCGTTTCTTCGCTGTCGTCAACATCTTCGTCATTTTTCGGACTCTCTTCTGGAATACCTGCCAAACTTGTAGCAAGTGAAATGATGCCAGCAAGAGCAGATGCTGAAAATACCATCTTCCAGTCAACGGCACCTAAATATGTAGCAGTTCCAATCATTGCAACAAACGCCTGAGCAATAGTCTTAATCGCTCTAATACCTGCTTTCTTAAACCAATCTTTCCAATCTCTCATAATTGCGTTCTCCTTTCTTATGAAAAATCATCATCTTTTAATCTTTCATGATATAATTCACGTAAGTATTTTGTGTTCTCGCCAATTACACCATTAGTAAGACCCTTCGCTGCTATGTATTTCTCATAATCTTCTAAATCGGTTATGACATGATCCCATTCTTCTTTATCGTGCTTTTCTCCCTTACGACAGGAGTTTGCGAATTCGAGAATATGCCATCGTTTTTCTTGGGCCTTAGATTCCTCAAAGTCATGTTTTAGTTCTTCTTGGCGTTGGACCAATATAGTAACATCACGTCGAATATCACCATTGATTGCTTCACTTATCCACGACAATATCTTACTCCACGGATTAAATTGAATAGGAGCTACCTGGATTAATGTGGTAGCCCCTATCAGTACAACCGTAGGATTTGTGAGAATATCGTCTAAGATATTAATTAAATCTGTCAAAACATTCATACCATCCCTTCCCCGCTGTTCTAATCGTCTTCAAGCAGTTTCTTTACGGCCTCAGCATAACGTTTTGGAACATCGTCAATCGTGATTTCCCCAGCGATAATTCGTCTGTAATAAATCTTAGCCATTAGCATCACCTCCTGAAATTAGGTCATATAACTCACAAAGAGCAGCATTAACGTCGTTTTCGTACGCTATCTGCTGCTCCGCAAGTTCGCATATTGCTGCCTGGACATCATCCGCTTCAGTCTCGGACAGTTTTCTCTCAAGTACTTTTTTTGCTGATTCTTCAGTTGGTTCGAAATACGCCATACCGTCTCTGATCACGAAATCATTTACACCGTTGATGCATTTCTCATTGACATAATCGCCATTTTGAAATTCCGTGTCAAAGTCATCTAAATGATCTTCAGACCAGTTTATGATACGACCGTTTTCGTCAATTTTTGCAAAAGCCATAAACATTCTCCTTTCGGTTAGTTTACATATGTGACTGTCAATGATGCGCCATACCAATCGTTATTGATAGTACCTCTGGCTGCGGTTACGTTACGTCCGTAAATATAGATCATATCGTTAGCTGCTACTTTAAATACATGGTCGATTATACTTATTTCTCCAGACGTATTTAATCGAGTATATGTAAAACACATATTAGTCGAATTCTTATAAATATACAAATTGACTCCGTCACCGTTAGTCAAACCGGTTAGCGATATTTGAGCACTAACTTTAACCCAACCTGATAACAAACATTTTACTCCACCATTCGTCGACTTGAAATATGTTGACCCAATGGTAGTTTGGTTGTTTGTCGAGTTGAACGAACCAACTGCAATCTGAGCCGCAGAGGTTTTAAGCGTCTGAGTAGTTACCGAATATACAGATATGGTTGGAATGACCATAGCCTTGTTATTCATAATATAAGAAAGATTTGTGGTTAAGCTAAGATAGTCACCATAAATGTTTGTGGCTCCTTCTTTGAGAGAATAACTACCATAACCAATAACGCAATTATTGTTTGTGTTACAAGGCTGGAAGTTATTACGCAGATCGCCAGAAGTACTTGTGCCGACAAAACTTTTACCGTTAGGGACTACGAAACTTGTATTGGCAGAAATATTATTTGCGCCATCGCCAACCGTTAAACTAAGATCGTTGCCGGATTGCAAAACAACAGCGCCTTTGGAAATTACGTTTGCCTTATAACCATAAATGTTTGTTTGGCCTATATTGTTAATGTAGTTTCCATAACCAAAAGTAGTGTTGTTAGCTTCGTTAAATCCATCGACAATGCCTAACCATTTATCAGCGTAAGACCCACTACTTTTCTTAGCGAACATGGCGCCATTTTGAAACATGATTGAGCGATCGCAGTTGTTGTTGATCGATACTGTTCCGCCTTCCATGTTCAAATATAAATGACTAGGTGTCGTGTCGTTAGACTTAGCTGTAATTTCATTACTATCCATCTCAAGATGAACGCCACCATTGGTGCCTATAGATAATGGAGGCAAACCTTTTGCAGTTCCATGCAAGTCGCCAGAGTTATTTATCCATACACTACCATTTAACGACAAATCTACCACTGCATTCTCGTCCAGATAAACGCATGGGATAGTGGCTGAGTTCGAACCGTACATTACATACAAATTGTTAGTTTCTTCAGCAACCCAAGTTAACTGGGTAACTGAGCTGTACGACGTAGTAGGAACAATCACAACGTATTTGTTTTTTGATCCAATTGCGAATTTCCATTTATATGTCGTCCCTGCTGAAATAGTACGAGCCCCACCTGTGCCAACAACATGAGTCACAGTACTTCCACTTGTAGTATAACTAACCTTGGTGAACGTACGATTCAAATCAGTAGCATTCTTCAATAACTCTGAATCTTTAATGGTAAACGCTTCAATACCGTCTTTATACAATGATATGTTCTCGCCATAACTAGCCAACACTGTCGCGCCATTACGAATATCAACTGAATCACTATCAATAAGAACGTTTCGACCCAATGTTGAGGCTGTCATGTTACCGACGGTTAAACCGTTATTGGCAAACTTCATATAATTGGTTGCGGTTTTAGCTGCTTCCTTAGCTTTGTTAGTTGCGTCTGCCTCAACATCTTCAGGAGCTGGAGTCCAGTCAGTTGCTTTGTTACCTTCTTCAAGTTTGAGATATGCAATATTAAATACCCTAGTACTGCCACCGCCAAGAAATACAAATGGTCTAAAATATTTTCCTCTTGGTTTAAATGTTAGATATAATAAATTCCATTCACCATTCACCAAATTTTGTTTGTACTTAATTACATCGACTCCGCCACTTTGACCATAATCATCACCAGTAGAACTACAATGGTAGTGAAGAGGCGTGCTAACAGCTCCTGGATAATCGTCGCCAGTCAATTTAATCATGGCTGAATACGTATATATTTTATTTGTATCCAGCTCGAAATAGCGGTTATAATTTCCAACGATACCTCCACCAACAATCGTTTTTATTGTATTGTATCCCATATACTGAACTGATGTATCGAGTTCAAGACCGCCACCATTATCTACCCACCATGTAGGCTCAGTGGTCCAATGGCCAGATTGTCTAAACAAATTCCTTCCACCAACTACTATTCCTTCCGGTGTACTTCCAACAGAATATGAAGTAGATGTCGCGTTGTCGGTATACGTGATCACAGTCTTTGTCCATAAATATGGTTTATCAGCCGTTGTGCTTGGAACGCTAGTAGACCATGTTCCTGTTGGAGTAGTTGTTCCGCTAGACCAAGCCTGATAAGTTATAGCCGTAGACTTAATGCCTTTTCCGTCTGTACCATTAGTTCCGTTGGTTCCATTTTGACCATTTGTACCCATTCTTCCAACGGAATAAGCGGTAGTTGGATTACCACTCGTGTAAGTCGTAACTGTTTTAGTCCATAGGTATTGTCCAGCAGATACACTAGGTACACTAGAGGACCATGTTCCAGTAGGGACTGTTGTTCCTGAAGATCCCGCTCGATATGTAACTGCAGTGCTACTTATTCCTCGACCGTCCTTGCCATTGGTTCCGTCTTTGCCTGAAGTTCCAGGGTCACCTTTCGCACCATCTTTGCCCGGAGATCCAGTGTCGCCTTTGTCTCCTTTCGCTCCGGTTGCACCCGTGTTACCAGTAATACATACTGCTGTGGTGTAGCTAACTGTACCTTTGCCATTGGTATTCTTGGTTCTCATCCAAATATAAGTACCTTCTGACCATGTTGGCCGAGATGTCGACCAAGAATCACCGGATAAAGATGTAGCACTGGTGGATTTATAATATTCGTTTACCGATGATACAATCGCAGTCTCATCAATTGTCCAAGTAAATCCAGAAGCATTCTGTTCCATTTTTGATAAACGTCCGTCTACCCCTTGAACAGTTGCTGTGATAGATTCGGCGGTTTGATCGACGTATGACTTTGCTTCCGTTACTGCATTGTTAGCTTTAGTCGTAGCATACGCTTTAGTCTCCGTAACAGCACTAGAAATCTTATCGTTAGTAACTTCTAATGTAGCGTAATTCTTCAAAGTTTCATTCACAGCAGAAATAGCATCTGTCTTCGCTTGGTTAGCTTTAGTCGTAGCATCGGAGGCAGCTGCAGATATAGCGTCAGTTTTAGCGCTATTAGCTTTTGCCGTTGCATCGCTCGCTGCAGTGGATACGGCGTCAGTTTTAGCACTATTAGCTTTCGTAGTTGCATCACTGGCAGCTGTACTAATCGCTGCATCTTTGGCATCATTTACATTCTTAACTGTAGCAATAGAAGAAGACCCCATTTTGATGCTTTTGGCGTCAATATTCAATTCACCATTAAATGGATCAAAATTAATATAGTTACTATCTTTTCCACCAAGATGAAAATCACCATCAGATTCAACTCTGAAAGGAGAGTCGTCTGTCATACCTAAAAGCGATCCTTGGCCCAAAGCGATTCCGTCGGTACCAATATATACGCCATTAGTAGGGTCTGTTAATCCGGTCTTTCCGTTATGAATATTTGAAGTATCAATGGTGAAGTTACCAATAGTGGCTCCGAAAGCTTTCAAATCAACTACTGTTATTTTAGAAGCTGTAATTGTATCGTCAGCAATAACGGCCCCATCAAGAATGTTCCCTTCACCAGATTTTGTCTTAGCGTTAAGCGCGGTAATTAGAGCAACTTTCTTCTCGCCAGTTTCAGGATCAACTTCATCAGTAGTTAAGATAAGGCATTCAGTTTTAAGAGTTCCGGTTTTGATTGTATCGGCAGATAATTCTTTAATCTTTGCCGTGGTGATAGACGAATCAGCAATCTCGACTGTTCCTATAGCACCTTCTTTAATCTTACCGTTCTCAATCCAACCAACGCTAGCGTTTAACAAATCGGTAGTTACATATCCAGCATCAAGGATCCCAGTTACAATTTCACTAATACCGGTTAACTTACCATCTTTAATCACAAAAGCAGTATTTATGATTTTTATGTTAGAATCTAATGCAGATATACTAGATCTATGCGTTTCTAAAGTTGAGTCGATATTAGATATGTTAGAATTAATTGTCTCGATGCTAGACCCTTGAGTGTTTACAGTTGACTCTAAAGTAGTTATCTTACTGCCTTGTGCTTCGATAGTAGACCCTTGAGTTTTTACCGTAGAATCTATGGCTTCAATATTTGAACCCTGGGCAGTAATAGTCGAATCCATTGCCTCGATCTTGGTATTTTGAATATCAATATTATTGTTTATAAGATTAATATTATTATTAACAGCTCTAATCTTATTCCCAGTCATATCAATCTCATTATCGAGAAGCAACCTGTTAGCCGCCACGTCCGAAGCAATAGCATCGGTAGTTGTTTTGGCGACGGCCACATCACTTCTGTTGCCAGTAATATGTGTATCGCTATGGGAAACAGATACATCTACCACATCCCCAACTTTAACCGAAACTGAGCTTGCTTTAACCGGTGTAGAATTTTCACTGCCCGGTATTTTTACATATACAGTATCACCTGTTATACTTGTAACTTTAGCTGTGGTAGTATAAGGTGAAACTGTTTTTCTATTGGCATTTGCCACCGTTTCAGCCAACATTTTTTGTATTTTAAGATCCATTCTACGCCCTCCAGTTCTCGGTTTCTTTTTTTGCTATCTCGCTAACTTGTATGCCTTTTCCCAGTTCAAGAGACTGGCTTATAATTCGGAATGTTCCAATAATTCCTTGCTGAGGTAACAAATATAATGCAACATCATTAACTTCTATGTCTGGATCGAACTCTCTCTTGTAACTAATCTTTCGAGTCGATTTTGAGAGTTCCTCCATACGTTCAGCTCCTTTACTAAGAAGCGTTTCGCCGGTATCCAAAGTCAATTGTTCAGAAGACCATTTCTCCCAACCAAGATTTATTACGGATGTAGCTGACTGCTCGTCCGTATTATAAATGGTTTCGTAATCGCCATTGCTATCCGTTACCCTAAGGACATTCGGTATATCAAATATATCGCTCTCATCAGTCAATTCTGGCATGAGAACGTCATTTTCAAATGTATCAAAAGTTGCTACAATGTCATCAGTTTGCTCTTTGATTGTCACGCAACCCCGTCCGTCAATGCTTAAATACCATCCAGTATCAGTAAGCAAATATTGTACAAAAGATAATACCGTTTCATTGCTCTCTGCAACTTTAGGTTCATCAGTACGTATCTCAGATTCAACGAATTCTATCGGACACATAAGCACGTTCGATAATAATTCACATGCTCCAGCTATTGGATCTCCCCCTTCTGGAAAATACCATCCGGGAGATAAGATCTTATCAGCAGCTGGTTTAAGAACACTGTAGCATTCTAATTCAAGTGTAGATAATCGCCCATTAATCGATTTCTTAGGTGACGTTACGAGAAAAGTACCTAAGTCTGCTCTTCGTAAACCTGTGTTATTTTTTGCTTCTAACACCAGACGAACGTATCCGCTAATAGGATCTCCGTCTATGGTTATACTCGCATCTTCAATTAAGGCACTATCATTATCTTTGGTTATGGAGGCGGAGACAAGACCTTCGATCTCATCTTCATCCCCCCATGTAGCCTGATTTACAGAATACAGCCTGAATGTTGAAGTATAGCCTTGCCCCCAATCCATTTTGACCCTCCTCTACTATTGTTGTGCTTCAGTGACATTTGTTTTTCCGTTTATTGATAATTCGTATACAGCCCATCCAAAGGTATCACCTTGACCACCTCTTACTATATAAAGTCTATATGCGCAATAAGCCTTATCTGAATTAATTGTGTATTCTAACGTTTGTTTTGATTCATCTTGTGAAAGTGTTATTACATCTGTCAAATCGTCCCAAACTGAATCATCATTTATCACGGAATCGGCGCAACCTTGGAATTTAAACTGCGGAGTTGGTGATACGTTATCGACCGACGTTGTCATCTGTATTTTTGCGTTGCTAACTGGTTCTAAGAAATTGTAACCAATGTACTTTCCAGCGGTACTATCAGCAATTTCTGTAGACCAGAACGAAGAGTCATTACCGTCAAAGGCTCTCCACGGTTTTCTGTCATCGCCAATGTAATAAGAATTTGCAAATACGTAATTCTGTGCATCTTCTTCACTACTAAATATTTGACTAGTAACATCTTTACTTGGTGTCGGAGTTGGCTCTGGGGTATCATCAATAGATAATAACTCTCCCATAAACTCACCGTTCGCATCCGCCTCTTTAGCTGATAAGGATACACTGACAATATTCTTGTTATACTCTCTACTTATAGACACATCTACAGTAGCAGGATACCCAATATTGTTAGAGCATCTGACATAACAAAGCTCCGTGAATCTCGACAATTCATAAAGCTGTTCTACTAACTCCTCATCTTCCATTTTGACGACTTCCGTACTTAAACTCTGAGATCGTTCAATGAATGGTTGACCGTAGTAAAGTTTCGTGCCTCCAAGATGAGATCTGATCTCGCCCTGTTTTGTTCGGCTATCGTCGATAGTCACATTCCATGGTAAGCTTACAGACTTATCACCGTAATTGATTATGATTCCATAATCGACCAATTCATACTCCATATCAACCCATGCTTCGTCTCCCTCTGGAGTTCTTGTGCAGAAGCAATAAGCAGGTTCTGCAGTCTCTCCGAAAGTAGGCAGTACATCTTTAACCGCTCTACCAAAAGGAAGATCTCGATAGCAAAGATAACGTCCATCTGCAGTAGTACGATAAACATCGCATACGTCTGTGTCTCCGGCGCCTTCTGGCTTAACTGCCAATAAGGTAGCCGTAGCATCGCCATTGTCATCGATCTCGATAGTTACCGTCGACTGATCAGGCATAACTGCTTGATGTTTCCAATGTACTTCGAAATCAATATACTGTGGTTCAGAAGTAAGTAATGTATCCGGATCCACGCATTCAAGTTGAAGTCTATATCTAGCGTTGTCCGCTAAAGATACGTTGCTGAGTGTATATGCACCTTCCTCAACAACTGATGTCCATACACAATCGCCTTGATAAATATTATCCTCTCCATCTGGATGCTGCCATTCGAAATCGTCGATAGAATATACATACAAATTTAAATCACCATCGCCAGCCACGTTGACATTAAATGGTAATTCTCTCAAAGCTTGAACTTTTATGTCTGTGAGTTCTCCAGTAGCATCGGACACGGACTCATAAATATAATCTACTATCGACGAAGACGTTAAAGTACATGTTGGTAGTCCAGCGATCTTTAGCTCAATAGGCTCTGAAGTCGAACTACCCATTGAATTAGTAACTATCACCCTTAAGAAATATTCGCCAACTGGGTATTTGTATACTGGATTCATAGGATCGTCTGAGGAGCCATTAACCCTAGCACTTAAATCAACGGTACAGTTGTCTTCTTCGCCTGTGACATTCGCGATTGGGGTCCATTTTGACGTTTCCGTGATCGTAGCATCTGAACATATCTCAATCTGAGCTGATGTCTGTGGCAGGTTTTCTCCGGCAGAGTAAACCCACTGAGCCGACAAATTACCACCTGCTTTTATCCACGAACGAGATAAAGTCAATGCTGGTGTGTCCGGATCATCCGACATAGATACTCCAGCTGACGGATCAGACCACTCACCGTAGTTTGTAGTTCCGTCCAATTCCTCGTACAGACGAACCCAGAAGTAATATGTCTCACCTGCTGTAAGTCCGGTTATATATGCCTTCGTCATAGTCCCATTATCGAATGTTGTTGTCGATGGTAAACTATTGGACTCCCAGGCATTGATCATGTTCGACCATGCCACCTCAACTCCATTTCGAACAGTGTCGTCTTTAATGGGATTTTCCCATGTCAACTCAACTGTCGTATTGTTGGACATCTTCGTTGCGGTAACATTCTTACATTTCGACGGAACAACAACGTCATTGACCCACAAATTATCACTCAATCCGCCAGGATTAAGATTATTTAAACCAACTCTGACCTGAAAACAGAAGTCGAGTTCCTTACCAATATCCGAATTAGGTAATGGATAGAAATACTGTGAACTGGTCCATTCACTATCTCCATAATATATGGTCTTGATTTGGTTCTTGGCAGTAATGCTGTTCTTAAATATAAGAATACGAGTACGTCCACCTTTGCCCAATTTTCCTCCATTATAGAGTTGTGTATTTGGTTCCGTACCATACAATTGTGTAGGAGGTGCCGTCCATTTGAATAGGATTCCTTGCTTTCCACCTACTGTAGTTGCTGTAGCAGTAACGCCACTTACATTGGTAGGTCGTCCGTATGCAACTACTCCGGTCACATAGCCAGGAGTAACGTTTCCATCATGTTCTGCTAGAATTCTAAAATATCTTACATTGTCATTAGCAACTGCTCCGAGTTCGTTTGTCTGAATCTTTTTGATAGAGCTACTAATGTTTTCCTTAGCATTACTCCATGTGCCCATATTCTCGCCATAAATATCAGAAGCACCTTTGTATTGAGCCTGATCACGATACTGTATTGTAATATTATCTACCGGATACCAACTAATTTTCTCGCTCTTAGAATATCCGGTATCAACACTCCATGATACGTTATAAATACCATAGCCATTGTCAACCTTGGCGTTTTTCAATACGTTAGGTCTTGAGATCTTTGGGGTACCAACCGGCTTCGGTACTGCAAACACATGAGTGGCGGTCTTAGTTTTTGACTTTCCGCCAGGTCCAGCTGAATACGCATGAACCTTGAACATAACCGGTTTGCTTGGTGAAATCTTAGTAGTTACTTTTTTACGAATCTGTTTTACAGTATCTCGGTTATACCACTGACCGGAATAATCAGAAACCTTATGTTCATTCTTGTCACCTTTTGTTTTAGCAGTCAACCAAGTCCAAGCTCTAGTTGCCACTTTCTTTGAAGAACTAGTTATGCTGTTATCATCGTTGATGTCAACCGCAAATGTAAAACTGGTTCCGTTTTCGTCATAAGTAATCGCTACTTTTGGATCGACCGATGGATCAAACTCATAGGTTTTGCTAACTGAATCTGATGAAATATTCTTTTTGACTTTACCTGAGCTAACGGTTCCAGTATTCCAAACTTTGAATACTATCTTCTTAATGCGCTGAGCATAGTCAGATTGTTTTGGGTTCTTGTCAGTGCCATCTGCAACAAATGGGTAATATTTTGTCTTATCCAAAGTGAAGGACCAAGAAGAATTTTTCTTGGCCCCGAGTTTTACTTTCTTATACTCTTTCGCTTTATTAGAAGACTTCTTTGTATCCTGTGCCTCATAAATCCATCGTTCAATGTAAAAGTAATCGGCATCGCTATCCACATTACTAAATGACAGAGTCATCTTATAACCATTTCGAGCCAAGGATACGGATGGCTTGGTTAGCTTGGACTTAAGTTTTACCTTTTTGGTAGTAGTCTTCTTTTTACTACTAGTCTTTGATGTAGACTTCTTTGTTGAAGTAGTTTTTTTCGAACTAGCCATTAAATTCCCCTCCTTATAGCTCTTCTTAGATTATTAGCAATATCGCTAGCAATTTCATTAGCGTCTGAACCGGCATTGTAATCAAGTTGTACATTGAGAGACGTACCATTATTATTTTCAGCCATATCCTTACGCAATCCTTTGATTGCTGATAACAGTTCAGAATTTCCATTTTGACGATTTTGCATCATAGTGTTTATAGACTGCGCTCTCGCTAAAGTCATACCTATTGATGGATTCATACCAAGCATTCCATTTATGGCGTTCGCTCCAGACTCAACATCACTAAGATCAAGAACCGGTCTGATTGTTGGTTCCGTATCGGTATCCATGCTAAACATATCGGTCATTTTAGACAACGCTGCAGAGAAAGTTTTGGTCGAACGTTTAGCAATACCTTTCGTCGACTTATTGACGTCCTTTTCACCGTCGCCAAGGGCATTCGTCAAGCCTTCAATCATATAGCATCCAAATCCATACCATACTCTTGAAGGAGAGTTGATATCCTCGTTATCCTTAAAGCCTTTATTTGCTGCTTTAGCCAAGGAAGCGCCTTTGTCATAAAGATCCTGGCGTTTGGCTTCCAGACCTTTAAGCAATCCTTTTCCCAAATACTTTCCAGCAGATTCAAATTTACTGTATTTGTCTTTGGCGCCTTTTGATGCTTCTGTAGCCATACTTCCAACTTTCTTAGATGCCTTGCTACCACCCTTGGCAATGCCTGATCCAAATGCTTTTACAAGTGATTCTCCGGCTTTAGTGAAGCTTGATTGTTTGGTCTTCAATCCGTTTACAGCGGAGGAACCAACACTTTTTCCAGCATTGGTTATGGTGGATGCGCCGCTCTTTATTCCTTTAGCCAAATTCTTCGACATACTTGCACCGGCGCTATTAAGTTTAGTGCCTGAGTTCTTAAAAGCGCTTACAAATTTATCGACCTGCGCTGTTCCAAGTTTCTTAAGTGCTGACGAGAAAGATTTAAGATTTCCGAAATCAACCCCGCCCATTCCTTTAGCCATTCTAACTAATGAATTGCACGCTTTTATAGCGGAATTAACATCACCTAGTTTAACTTTTCCACTTACCGCATTAGAGAATTTAACTACCGCATTACCCATCTGTGTTAACTTCGTACCAAATTCTTTAAAGTTGGTTTGGCTAGACGCAAAGCCATTAACTTTCTCAGTGCTTGGAAGATTAGCCATAATGCTTTTGAATACTTTTATAGCATTCTTAGAAGCAGCAAAGTCAATCTTCTTACCACTTACCGAATTTGAAAACTTAACAACTGCATTACCCATTTGTCGTAGCTTAGATCCAAAATCATTGAAATTAGCTTTGCCAGAAAGGAAAGTAGATACTTTCTCTGTACTTGGTAAATTGGTCATGATACTTTTGAATAACTTTATAGCACTATTGCTCGCTGCAAAGTCGATTTTCTTACCACTTACTGAGTTCGAGAATTTAACCACGGCGTTACCCATTTGTCGTAGCTTAGATCCAAAATCATTAAGATTAGCACTTCCAGAAATGAACGTGCTTATTTTCTCGGTACTCGGTAAATTAGCCATAATACTTTTGAACAACTTAACTGCATTGTTGGATGCTGCAAAATCGATTTTCTTACCACTTACTGTCTCAGAGAATTTAGATATAGCATTACCAATTTGAACGAGCTTGGTTTTAAATGTGCTGAAATCCACATTTGCCGAAACAAATTGATTTATCTTATCACCAGACAGATTCGACATAATACTCTTCAAGATGTTGCATGCATTCTTAGATGCTTCGAAGTCGAATTTCTTACCGCTAATCGATTCCGAAAACTTAGCGATACCGCCACCCAATTGAGCGAGTTTGGTTTTGAAACTTGTAAGATCGATATCGCTGGAAATAAGGCCATTCATCATATTTTTATTGGCGAATATTCCTGAAAGCGTCTTAAGAACGCTAGCCGCCGAATCAGCCTTTTCGGTATTAACCTTATCGCCACTAACCTTTTTACAGAACGAAGATATTCCATCGCCCATCATATTAAGATTTCGATTTAGAATATCAGTTCTCAATTCAGTCGTGAACAAATTGCTATTCTTTACACTAGCCATGGCGGATACAGTTTTCAAAACACTACCTGCTGATTTGATCTTATCAACATTCATCTCGCTTCCGGAAACTTCTCTTGAAAATGCAGATATACCTTTTCCCAAGTTACCAAGATTTGTAGGGAAGCTTTCGGTTACACCCTTAAATGCTTCTGCAAAACCACCTTTCTTCGGAAAATTAGCGGCCATGTTAACTATCGTTTTGCCGGCATTAGCAGCAGCGGTTACAGCTTGCTCGTCTATTCCGGTTACTTTCTTAGAGAAGCTAGCCATGGCACTACCGAAACTCTTTATGTTTTTACTAAAGTCGTCGAAATCAACGTCACCAGCGAACCATCCTACGACACCTCCGCTATTAGGTAATGTTGACGCCATCTGTGCTATTGCATTACCAGCATTAGCTGCTGCTGTGACCGCACCTTCGTCTATCTTTCCGGATACTTCTTTTGAGAATCTAGCCATAGCTTTACCGAATGGAACAATCTTCTTTGCAAAGTCATCCAGATCATTCTCTCCTGTGAACCAACTAACTACGCCACCACTATTAGGCAACGTACTAGCCATTTCAGCAATAGCTTTGCCCGCATTAGCCGAAGCAGTAACGGTGTCAGGTTCAATCTTTCCAGCTACTTCTGAAGAGAATCTAGCCATAGCTTTACCGAATGGTATTAACTTTTGAGCAAATGCCCCCAGATCGTTCTCTCCGGTAAACCAACTAACTATACCGCCACTATTCGGTAATGTATCAGCCATTTGAGCTATTGTCCTTCCAGCATTAGCTGCTGCTGTGACTGCGCCCTCGTTTATCTTTCCAGATACTTCTGAAGAGAATTTTGTCATGGCTTTACCGAATGGTATTAACTTCTTTGCGAATTCTGCTAAATCATTCTCGCCAGCGAATACACTAACTAATCCTCCGGCATTCGGTACATTCTTAGCCATTTCAGTCAGAACTTTACCTGCATTAGCTGTAGCCGTAACAGCATTCGCATCAATTTTACCGGATACGGTTGACGAAAACTTAACCATAGCCTTTCCAAACGGAATAATTTGCTCTCCAAATTTATCCAAACTACTTTTACCAGTTACAAATGTAGCGATACTATCAAGTATATTGGCAGCGGTTAAAGCAGTTATGACTGATACAAGAGTTCTAACTCCGCTTAATGATTCTGGTGTTATTGTTTTCGCACCAGAAATGAACGGTGTTGCATTCACCATAAACTTCGATAAATTAGAACCTATCTCAGGTAATGACGAAGTCATACCTTTTGCTACTCCGCCAACGATTCCGCCGACGAACTGTCCGATGGCAGTGCCTATCTTTCCTAAAAGATTACCGCCCTCTTCAATAAGCCAACTTAGTCCAGGTATTTGTGCTAATCCACCAATAGCTGCTAAAACTAAAGAAAGTTCCGATACTACAAGCCCGACGCCAATCACTCCCGCCATCGCAGAAGGAATTAATCCAACAACTCCGGATAAAGCGTACATCAGTGCCGTCATCAATCCAACGGCGGCTATTGTCTTCAGTAAATTGGTAGTGTCGATACCATTTAATGCTTTTATGACACCCTCTAAAACTTTTCCTATCAAATTTACAACTGCCACAATAAGAGTTGGTACATGTTTTGCCAGACCGTTTATAACCCCGAGCAATAATACTGCTAAAGAGTCTACAACTTTTGGTATATACGTAGCTAATGAGTTCAATACTTCATAAACAAATTTAAGTAATGAATCCGCTAACTGAGGTGCATAATCGCCTATAACTTTGGCGAACGCAACTAAACCTTCTCCGATTTTTGTAGCAATTGTCGGGATCAGATTCAGAATTCCCGTTATGATAACAGTAAGTCCAGCGACAATTGATGTAGCTCCAGCAGTTAACGCCACACTAAGCGCTGAAATACCAGCTGCTATAAGAGTTATTCCAGCACCGATACCTAATGTCGCAACGCCAAATAAAGCAAATGCCGCAGCCAATCCCAATATCGATGGAATTATAGGCGTTAATAAAAGTCCAGCCACACCGATCACGGTGAATGCCCCAGCTAATGTTAATAAGCTTTTAACTATAGAAGAAATTGACATTCCGCCTAGCGTTTTTAACACCGGTGTAATAACTGACAATGCAGCAGCGGCAATAAGTAATGCTGCAGAACCGGCTAATGTACCATTCATGAAATTCAACCCAATGGCTAATTCAGCTAATGCTCCGCCTAACACAGTAAGTCCCTTACCGATCTCGATCCAGCTCATGCCACTAAAATCTTTCATAGCTGAAGCTAAAACTTTCAAGGCAGCGCCTACAACAACCAATCCTGTTCCGATTAACAACGTACTCTTAGGCATAGTATTCATAGCTATGACAACTTCAGCCAAAGCGCCAGCCATTGTAGCCAAACCTTTGCCGATTTCATCCCAACTTAGAGATCCGAAATCTTTTACGGCCGATGCCATAATCTTTAAAGCAGCGCCTAATAAAATCATCGAAGTTCCAGTTGATAAAATATGCTTGGCGCTACCAGTTAATCTTGTAAAGGCAGTTAATTCAATAAGTAAACCACCGATCGACGCAAGTCCTTTGCCGATTTCATCCCAACTTAGAGATCCGAAATTCTTAACAGCATATGAAAGAACTAATAATGCCGCAGATAAAACAAGTATTCCTTTAGCGGTTTTACCAAGCTTCTTATCAAATTTTGCAAAGTTCAAAAATAATGCCAATTCCGCCATCAGTGCTCCTACTGACACCAAACCTTTCGCAATACCTTCCCAACCGATAGTAGATAGTACTTTCATAGCAGAAGATAAAATTAGGATCGCTACAGCTAAGCCATTCATCAAACTTACCGCTTTTATAGTTCCTTTAAAATTTGAATCTATCTTTCCGAATAAAGCTAATGATCCAACTAATTCGGCAAATAAAACAGTGATTGCGCCTAACGCTTTGTTTAATGAGTCTGGGTCTATTGTTGAAATAACGAAAATAGAAGCTGCCAACAATGCGATAGCAGACGCTATTTTTAATAATGCGCCAGCTTTTAATTGCTCTTGATAAGCTTGGAGACATCCTCTGACATCATCCAAAACACCCTTAACATTTTCGAGCATTCCTCCGGCGCTTTCGGTAATATCTTTTAACGAACCTGTGAATTTTTGAATACCAAGCAATATGCCAGCGATTAAACCGGAGTTGATGACTTCAAAAATATCGCCCTTTCCAAGAACATCCGAAATCGTCTTTCCTATACCACCTAGCGCATTAACAATCGCAGAGCCTACTTGCTTTACGATGTTCCATAAAGTCTTGAAAAACTCTAAAAAGCCATTACCTTTAAAAGAATCAAGACTATTCTTTGAAGTATCACCAAACTCTTTGATCTTAGATATGATGCTCGATAAGAAATCAGTTGCCATTTTGACGGCTTTTCCAAACACATTAGTTTGCTTAATGTATTCTCTAAATTTTGTGATGTTGCCGCCTAGTGCAGCTGTAACTTCTAAGACTCCTCCGCCAACACCTGAAAAATCTCCAATGAGGGATGCAATTCCTTTACCAATTGCTTTTACGACATCGACTCCAATTCCCACTATGGAGAACAAACCTTTAAAAGTAGACTTTAAATTCTTTGATTGCTCATCACTTAATTTAAAAGTCCTTGTTAGGTCTCTGATACTTCTGGTTATGTGAAGAAGTTGTTTCGCAGTTGTTCGTGGAAACACTTCTCTGAATGCTTCTTTGATCGGTTTAATGACACTTAGAAGACCTTTGAAAGCATTCTTTATTGATTCGATGGCCATTTCACGGCCACCCTTTTTAGCCCATACCTGCAGCATCTTGTTACGGGCATCTGACGACTTGTTAATGACATCACTGAAATAATCAGATACATCTGTCCAAAGTGTTTTTGCTTCTTCGAAATCGCCAATTATAAGCTGCCAGGTTTTTGTCCAACCTGAACCAAGTGCCTCTTTCAGGGTATCGATCAACTGAGTAAATGTTTTAACTTTCGTGGCGGCATTACCAGCCGTTCGAGCCATATCAGCCATCTCTTTGGCTTCTTGCTTCGTATAACCTTGACTTACAAATTTCTTAACAGCCACTTCATATTCTTCTTGAGTATCTGCTGCTGTAGAAAATTGAGACAATGTCTCAGTAAGAACCTCTTGTGTCATCCAACCGGTCTGGATTGATTCTCTGAACGAACCTTTAGTTTTTATGGCTTGCTTAGCACCAGTCTTTAAATGCTCGGATGTTCGGATAAGAGCATCCTGAAATACTTTACCACCCATACCTGCATTTACTACTGAGTTCCAATCCTGAAGATTTACTTTACCAGCAGCTAATGCCTGGGATAATTGATACATAGCTGTAGAAGCCTGCTGCGAATTTGAACCAGATACAGCGGCCAAGTTAGCGATGCCTCGGATAGCATTGACCGAGTCGTCGAGTTTAACACCAGCTGCAGTAAACGTACCAATATTACGAGTCATCTCTGTAAAATTGTAAATTGTCTTATCAGCATATGTATTAAGCTCACTCAAGGCAGCATTTACATCTTTAACAGTCGTCCCTTCTTTGCTAGTATTCGCAAGGATAGTTTGAACTGAATTCATTTGAGTTTCATACTCGGCAAAGCCATCTTTAATTGGATCAATTGTTAAAGCTGAGACTATTCTTCGGCCAGCATTAACAGCAGAATCAACAATATTGTTCAATTGGTGCTGTATTGTAGCCTGAAGATATGAAAATTTAGTTCTAACAGTATCGACGCTATCGCTAAGAGGGGCTAAACTAAACCGACTAGCCGCCGAATTAATATTCTCCAAACCTTTTGCGGCTCCAGATAAATTTAAGCTTTGTTTCAATTTATCAAGCGTTCCAAGACTTGTTTTGACATTGTTCTCAAACTGTCGATTGTCAAACTTCATCGAAACTACTTTTTCATCAACGGTAGTACTCATGGTCTAGTAACCTCCCTCCATGCTTTTTCTACAATGCTATCAAATATTGGTTGAATCGCAGGGTTAATATAATCTCTCCCCTGGACCCAACCGCCATTTCGAGTCCCGTGACCATATTGTAAAATGATGGCAATCGGAACCCCATTTTGAATATTTGAGTTATGAAACGAAATACTTGCTATTCCGTTACTGTTTTCAATTGTGTAATGCCAAGAGCTAGCGGTTAAACCGGTTCTTACTGGCGTTGCTGATGAAAGGGCGTTAACACCGGCTCGACCATAGCGATCTAAATCGCCAAGTTTGACTGTCTCTTTAGCTCTTTCGAGATAACGAGTTAATTTCGAAAAGTCGCCCTTTTGTTCAAACTTGATCATGTCGCAAACCTCCAATCATCCCTTGGTATTAAATTTCTTTCTTCGATCAGCATTAAGTTTTCGATTACGTCTTGCAATCTCACTTTTACTCATCTTTTTAGTATTGTTCTTAAGATTGCACACTTTTATTAGAGTTAGTAATCTTGTGAGGTGCCATTTTTCAAACTCAACTGGAATTCCAAGAGTTATCATCCAATAGTAAATTAATTCAGAAGTGATAGTCTCTGAATTAGGTCCGGCATTCTTACTACTCTCTAAAAAGTGTGTTGCGGTCATCGGAGCCTTTAAATAGTCTTCTATCGTTTTAAGGTTGTCGTCTGATAAATTCAGATAAACATATGGATCAACATTCTTTGTCAAAGTCATGCATCTAACATAATCGACTAGTTCTTCAGGAGACACGTCACGTTTCGACAAAAACGCTTTACACCACTTCGATTCCCATTTCGAAAGTGAGATTAATGAATGCTCTAATTGCAATTTTTGCTCTTTCACTTCGATAAACTCCCCAGTTTTATCGTCATAGAGTTCATTTTCTGGAACAACAATCTCAAGCATTCATAACACCCCTTTCCATAATTTATTCAACAGGTAACGCTGCTATATTAGCTGTTTCACCCTGATTCTTTTCGTTCTGAATATTAATTCCTGATGGAATAATACCGTTAACAAATTTTGCAGCCGCATCCGCATTTGTAGCCAATTCCATAAACAAAATAGAATAAGCTTCTGTTTGCTCAAACTCTTCTCGCAACTGATCATTTTTAACGAATCTCTTTCCATCCAAACTCTTCTGGCCATATGCCTTAAGAATTAAATCTTTAAAGATCTTAATGATGGTTGGACCGTCCTGAGCTTCGACGATTCGATTAATAGTCTCAACTAATCCGCCCTCGGTACTCATTTCCATCTCCATAACTTCTGCCTGTGACAGATTGAAATAGAATTTCTCGGTTCTCTCTACATCGTTGTAATCCGTGTATGTAATTTTTTTGCAAATCATAATTGATTTCTCCTTTCATAAAAAAAGACCCCACCATTATAGCGGGGCCCTTAACAAATTCTTTCTATTTTGACCGATTGGCGATCTAGCCTTCAGCCATGATTGTAGCGATTTCATCCGGCAATGGGAGACGTGCAGCAACACCTGCTGAATAATACTCTCCTTCAGAGAATGTCGGAGCAGAAACTCCAGTAACCTCAACAAACTTTCCGTTTTCTTTTGTTACATAATTCTTGTAATTTGTAGACCAATCAGCTGGTTCCTCGACCAACTTAGATGGGTCGGAGCCGTATAAGATAGCCTCTAATTTAGCTAACTTATCAGCATTAACCTTTGTGCTATCAATAGTAATGTTTGCAGTCGGCTTAAATCCGTCAACGTTAACCGGAGTCGTTGTAACTTCCCAAGAGAAAGTAATTGCCTCTGGTGAATCATTAATAGACGCATATGCTTTCTCAGACGGAGCCGCTAACGCACCATAGATAATATGCAACTTGTAGCCGAAATCGTTATTATCAACATCGTTACCCAATGTGGTTCTATAGCAAAGACCGAACTGTTTACGTTTCTGCTGACCAATGGACACTCCAGTTGCAATTTCTGCAGTACCATCGCACTGACCGAACTCGTCCGGATATGTATACGCCTCAACAGTAGCTCCGAACTCCTCAGCAGAAAGAAGATTCAAATACTTAATATCATCCGCATACAATGGGCTTGCCTCTGCGCCAGATGGACTCTCAGTTACTGCGGTGAGGCCATTCCAAGCAACACCATTAGGGTACAATCCGCCTTCACCCTGTGGGTAAAGAACACCATTTTTCACACCGGTCTCATACAAACGCTCGCCTGTCTGATCCCAACTTAATTTTCTAAACATAGGTTTTCCTCCTTAATAATATAGTGTCAATACATCGTGATTGAGATTATCTGAATTGTAGTGCCTATCGTAAGAACAATACGGCGTATTCAAAAGCTTATCTACCACTGGGTTATCAGGTCTCTTATCAATCACGATAATTTCATACTGAGTTCTTTTCGAATACACCGAGTCATCTGCTCTTGTAATTCGAAGATTGTTTTTAGAGTACACTATAGCTGGGTACTCTATCTTAACTGACTCAGGAGGTTGATAATATACATGTTTACTTCCAAGAAGTTCAACCAACTTATCCTGCAGATCAAGTCTGGTCCCCATTATATACACCTCCTATAGTCAAGATAAGTCTCGGGTACTGAACCTCAATGTCTGAGATTTTCCACTTAGCACCCATTATTTTGGCATAAGCCATATGCGAGCAATTCTCATAGGCAAATGGATCGGCAATTATGCTGATCACATTAGACAAACTTAAGTCGTCATTGACCCCTTGAGAATTCTGACGCTTCCTGCGATCACTGGTTATATCGCCATAATAATCACGTTCAACGATCTGCTCTTCCCATATACCAGGTTCTGTTTCTGCAGTCACTGCATAACCAATTTTGCCAAACCATTTACCCATTTTGAATTCCTCCGTATCTTACTTTAGGCAGCTACCGCGGTATACTCCTCAGAGTAGATTACCGTAGGTGTAGCAGTTAAAGTACTTCCTGAACCCTTAACGGACTTAATGTAAGTCAAGGACGCAACGCCTGATGTGAGATCAAAGCTAACCGGAACATACTCAGTTGTTCCATCAACGATAACCAATCCTTCATGGAATAAATCCTGAAGTACTTCAGCCTTAATCTTTTCCTTATTAGCTGAATCTGCGTAAGCATATGTATCTCCAGACTTAACATAAATCTTTGTCGCAGCTACATACATTGTGTCGTCATGATGATAAATTCTATCCATTATAGTATCCTCCTTTTAATTAATCAACTGGCTCTTCCAAAGCAATAGCAGAGTAAAGCTTTGTTAAGGAACCGGACAATCTTGTCTCGAGCATGTACTTGTAACGGTTGAAGTCCATATCGAAGTCTTCGAATCTTGTTACCTCGCCACCCTTTGTGGAACCGAACTGGTAGTCAGAAAGGTTTACAAACAAGCCAAGAAGTTTCTTAGTCTTGCTCTTTGAATCCAATCTTGTCAAACCTTCGAACTGCTCAACTGTATGGATCTCGTTAACATTCAAAGCTTTCGCAAGGTCAGCCTTGGAATCGTAAATACGACGACCATTCAAATCACGAGCCAACAGCATTACATTGAGTAAATGCGGCGTGCAGTACAGATCCGGTGTGCCTGAACCTTTGAACTTCTCACGAGAATATAAAGCTGCTTCAATCATAGCTTCAGCCTTGATGTAGTTCTCGCTAAAGTTTGCTCCAGTGTTTGTTCCCTGAAGTTTAGTTTTAGCTGCCTCGAAATCTACATCCTGATGGATACAATACAGCTCATCATCATGCCAAATGGAACGAACATGATCCTCATGAATCTTATCTGGATCACCCTCTTCACGACCGTCACCAACTAATGCAGCCATAACAAGCTCCTCGTCAAGAATGTGACGCATCATCTTCCACTGGTAAGCTACTACATCGAAATCTGTGATATCGATAATATCATCACGATGCATGTCATCTTTAATGTAGATTGTCTGCGGATCAGTTGTTCTTCCGATCAGCTTAATCTTAGCCATCTCCTGCTTGTAGTTACCTTTCTTCTGATAACCCTTAGCACGAAGCTCGGCAATACGAGCGTCAGCCTGGCGAGTACGGATGCGGCTGATAGGACTCTTATGAATCTTAGCAATTGCAGAAGCGATCCAAGACTGATCTCTCTCGAGAGTCTCTGGCTCACCTTTCTTAAGAAGCTCATACTCTGGGAACAAAGCTTCAGTGTCCTCGAAAATACCATGCGCCAAAGAATCATCGTTTTCCTCAGCGTAGATCTCCATAGCCTGCTTTAAGCTACCTACATTACTCTGTTTAGCAAGGGAGATAATCGCCATTTCATCGGAGTGGCTGAGTACATTCTCTGGCTGTGTGTAATCATTGTCAAATATGTTATGTTTCACTTCATTTCCTCCTTCATCATCATTTGATCCGCCGTTCTCCTCTAAAGCCTGACCGATCATTGCATACATTACGGTTTTCTGCTCCTCATTCATGGAATCAATTACGTCCTTGACGGTCTTTTCTCCGTTTTCATTAGACGTACTCGTTTCTTTGTTCTTGTTTTCATCCATCTTTTCTGGATCTCCTTTCTTTTCTTTAGGCTCATCTGCTGAGTGATAAAGCATGATATTCTCATCCCATGATGCTTCAAGACTATCGTTTTCTTCCTCACTATGCGCCATAACAAAATCTACATATGCTCCAGGATTAGCACCGGCCAACACGAGACTAAGTTCTCTAATGTTGCCATGAATCACATCTTTACCCATCTGTTTGAGCTGATTTGCCCAAATGGAAAGTGATCTAACATCGCCGTTCTGGACCAATTGCTTAGCATGCTGCCCCTGCTCAGTATCATTGAACTTTCCGTATGCATAGACACCATCATCACGATTTTCAAGAACCGCATGACCAAGTACAGCATTCGGATCGTTGTGTTCATGATTCCAAACTAAAGGCACTTCGCAACCATCGTTATCTTTAAACGCATTCTTGCGAATGGTTCGACCATCGCCGCAGAGCAAATCATTTCTAGTTGCCCATCCGCTAAAGTCATAATTAGCCATTTTGATCTTCTCCTCCTTCATCATAGTATTCAGCTTCTTCTGGATTCACAGGCTGCTCTTCATTAGGTTGGCTAATGTTACTATTAACCAACTGATCAGCTTTTGGATCCGAAGACGGTTTCATTCCAATGACTTGTCGAATCTCATTCGACGTCATGATCTCATTTCTAGTAAACTTATCGGCAATCTCAGCGATATCGTTAACTGGAACAAGTTTGAATGGATCATTGAAGTACGCAACCGTTTGCATTTGTGAGCGAGCTGTTTTACTCAGAAACTTTCGTTTCATCTCATCGACAATAGCAGATACTATTGGTTCGATTGTTCTGTTGTTGTAGTTGAGCATTGTCTTCTCGTCAGCAGTACCATTCATTACTTCCGTCGTGATGCCCAACTGACTGTAAACCATTTCGGTTAAGTATTGTATCTGATTCATTAGATTGTTCTCGACCGAACGATTTAACTGTGTAATCTTTTCAGTTCCATCGGTATAAGCTATACCGTACTTTGAGCCAGATAATTGTGACTCTATATCTTTGCGCCTATCCTCTGCCTGCTTACGTCTAGCCTCGGTCTTAATAACATAAGGTAATTGTATAATCAAATCTAACTTGTTCGATGCCGTTTGTTCATCTGTCACATCTAGCAAACTAAGTTTTCTTATAAGACGCTGCATAGTTGAGTTTGGCTCATTGACAACTGCGTAAAGTGGGTTTTCAATAATACCCACACTTCGTTTAGGTAATAAGACATCTTCTTTGTATCCCTTTCGATCGTTATAGACTTGTACTTTCACAAACTGTGGATACCACTCTACAATTTTACCGACTCGCATGGTAAGAATATCGTAAGAGTCTGAAACATCGATATTACCTGTTGTATCAACTGGAACTATCGCCACGCATCCTTCGTCTAACATTGACATAACGATATCTTGGATAAAAGCTCTTCCAGTTTGATCAATATTGGCCTCGAGATTCAGGCAATTATTTAGTCCATCTTCAATAGTGCTTACAAAACGTTCATTCTTATCTAATCGACAATGCTTGATTTTAACACTAGCGACATCCAACGCTATGCGATTAAATATAGCTGTAACTATTGAACGCTCGTTTCCTCGAGATAATCTTGGTCTATCCGGTCTGGATGAATACCCTGGACCTAATTGTGGATAAAAACCTGTAGGGTCTCGATTAGTAAAAGCATTCCAGGCATTTTTAAGTCTGGAACCAATGGTTAAATCCATTTTGACGTTTCTCCTTTCTATAAAAAGCGGCAGAGAATTACTGGCCGTCACCCCTCGGTTTTCGTTCTATAAATTTGCCGCTATTCATCCCATTTAGTGATTCAGCTTGTATAATGCTGCACCTCCAATTCCAATTCCACCGTATACTCCAATAAATGCTGCCGTGTTTCTAAGAGCTTGTTTGTTAGCTTTTTTACGTGCTTCTTTCATGGACATATTATTATCAACAACATATTTGGCGGCTTTCTTTCTCGTTGTGCTATTGAATAAAAGTTTTTCGCCAAAAGATGTCTTCTTATTTATCTCTTTGTAAGTTTTATTCAATGCGTTTTTTCGTTCTTTTTTAGCCTGTTTGTATGCTTTTTTCGACGTTCTAACCTTTTCAGAATCTGCATTGGCACGTTCCCATCGATCTGCATTAGCTTGACGGTGCTTTTTAAATGGACTGTATGCCTGATGTGCATGATTATACGCATCATAGAACGATTTGTTGTATGCTTTTTTAGCACTCTTGTACTGTGCTTTTGTAGAATTCAAGTTGCTTCTAATGCTAGATGTGGGTAATGATTTCCTCTTACCCCACTTCATGCCTTTGACTCCGTAGTGACTTAAATAGTTGTCTTCCATTCGATTACCTCCTTATTCAAATGCTTCTCTATTAATCTTGAAAGCCACGAATGCGTCCATCATAGCGGCAACCGCATCAATCTTCGCATCGTAACGTTTCTTCAATAATTTACGGTTACCATTTGTATCTTCCATAACGATACAGTTACCCATTGTAAAAGTCATCAGACCCTCATCAAACAGAAGCATTCGTTCTTCTGAAAGCTTCTTCAACTCACCAAGTGGAACCGATTCCGTCTTAGCACCCTGGATAACTTTCTCTATTCCGAAAGGTCCATTCTCGTTAGCCCATCTCTCAACAAATTCCTTAGCATTATAAGGATCATAGCCGAAACAACGAACATCATACTCTTGATCAGATATATGATTATCGAGATCCTCGTAAACTTCCATCATGTCAAGAATTGTTCCTGGCATAACGATAAGACTGCCTTCTTCAGTAAACTCCTCATACTTGAAACGCATAGCCGACGGTAATTTAGCCATTGTCGATTCAGTTATGTAGTTTCTGGTCTTAATACCAAAGCATCCGTTATGTAAAGGAAACATGAAAGTAAATGAGCAGAAATCATCGCCTTGCGATAAGTCTCCGCCAAGCGCACATGGCATTCCCCAATATTCTTTTTTCCTATGCGGAAGGGTTTCCTCATAAGTAAAGTAATAAGTGTAACCTTCCATAGGTATTCCAAAACGTTTAGCTAAAATATCGTTTCGAACAGCAGGAGCTTTCTCGGCTCTTTCGACGTCCAATTGATACGTTTCATAGGTAACCGTTTTACCAAGATTCGGATTGGCCTTCAACCACATGTTAGGATCATTGACTTCGTCTATGGAATCCAACTTATACCACCATATGGAAACATGTGGGTTGACGTATTCTCCTTTGAGAATGTCCATTAATTCCATTTTGATGGTATCGCCAGGGCCATTACGTACCGTACCTTCTGAGCTAACTGCAACGATCAAATAGTCATCATTCTTGGACGCTCCCTGCTCAAGAGCGCCGATGACATCTTCTCTAACATCACCGGACAACCACTCATCGACAGTATTGATTCGGCTATTCAAACCTTGAAGCTTATCAATAGTCATCGGTCTGATCTCAACTAGAGATCCGGTTAGGAAGTTCTCAATTCCTTTCTTAGTGGATGCCAACTTTGTGCGGTTTGCTTTGGATCCAGTGGTATTCTGTAAAGATCCTTCGGTAAGAAACTGAAACAATGGACCTCTAGCTCTAGTAAGCGCTGTTCGCATCGGAGATAATACTTCTTCAGCCTGTTTCATTGTCGGGGCAGTGTGTACCTGATGTGTAGTTGACGTGTCAACATTCAGATAATAATTATGTATATAAGACTCATACTGCGACTTGGCTGCTCCTCGAGCTACTATGAGATACTGCTTATTAATAAGACGTTTCTTAATCGTTTTATTAACATAGTGTCCGCCGTGTCCATCTGGATCAGGCTCATAAACGCTTCTGTCTACAAAGTAATACCATCCGAAGATCTGTTCTGCCCAAAGTTTAAATGAATCGAGAAGATACAAATCTTCACCACTAGTTAGGGTAAGTTCGCATTCGCAATAATCAATAAAACCCTGAATTGCTTGGTCATCATACCAAACCCCAGGGTTAGCGATTAGTGCATCTATTCGATTCATTTCCATTGAGATTTCTTCACATACTGGTATTTCACCTCGAATAACGGCATCTCGAAACATGCCATAATACTTCGGGGTAGCCGTGTTCGATAATGCCATGTTAATTCTCCTTAACTCAAATAATTTTCTGTTTTTCGTTTAACGTAAGAGTTACACTCAGATAAACTCTTAACACCAAATTTGGACACATAACCTATTGTATTAGCGGAAATTTCTTTAGCGATTCGTTCGGCGTTATATTGCTTATATAATTTATCCACAACTTTAGGGTTTGTTTCAGTCACTGATTGTAATTTTACAGAATCAGTATCAAAAACGATCATTGGACGTTTAGCATGGTAACTTGAATACTCTTTGTCATTGTAATCAAGTAATGCGTTGTATCCTTTCTTTTTCAGCTCGGAGTAGAAACGATTTTGAGCAGCTACTTCCTGTTGATTGTGATTTGTAAGTGAAAGATTCAAAGCTTTATAAACTGCTACCTTCTCGGAATTCGTCAGTTTGCTCGGATCTTTGCTCAATGCATTTTGAGCTTGCTTAAATAATAACTGCTGAGCGGGACGCCTCATCTTCTCTTTCGAATCTGCTATGGAAGCTTCGACGTTCTTTTTAAAATCTTTCTCTTTAAGCAGATTAGCTGTAATGTGACTTGCGTTTTCGTCCGATGGAACTTTTAACTTTTTCGTAGCATCAAGTTTAAGCTGATAAACTTTCACACTATTAGCATAGTCGCGTGCTTCTTTTGCAGTCTTTAGATCTTTCTGACTGCCAGAAGCATTAGCTGTCTTCTCAGCTTGTTCGGCTGCTTTAGACGCTCTGCTTGTGAGATTCTTACCAAAGAGCCCCATATACTCATCCATATCATGTTTCTTATAAGTAGCATAAAAGGCAAATTTCTCAAATTCTTTTGAAGTTTGTATTCTGGCAAATGTAGTACCTTTCTTCAAATATGTATCAACGTATTGTTTTCCTGTAATTTGAGTTCCCGCTTTCTTTGCTAATTCGCTAGCTTTCATACTCAGCATAGAACTCATACGTTTTACAGGAGCTGAATTATTATTTTGATATCGTTTCTTGCCAACCGGGGTATATGTGCCATCAGCGTATTGATAACGTCGAACACCCCACTTCTGACCTTTCACGCCATGATGACATAATTCCATAGGATCACTCACCCCCTAAGTTCTTTAATAGCTAGGGCGATCCCTAATGCCGAACTTGTCACTGCGAGCGCGTTCCCTGCATTGTCGAGAATTCTGCTAGCATACTCACGACCTCTGGAAGTCTTCTTCGTGTTAAACATATCATCATATTGTCGTTCCAACATCGCTCGGTTAATTTGCTCTCTCATTTCTTTATCTGTCATTTTACTAAGGTCCATTTTAGGAACATTTCTATTTCTAGCAGAAGTGTCGACAGTCCGCTTCAAATCTCCAGAAAGATTACGTCCGGCATCAGCTAAACGTTTTGCTCTTTCTGTATCTTCTTTAGCATAACGATGGGCATCAAACTCCAAATCGCTTCGACCATTCTTCTTAGAAGTCTTGTAGTATTTCTTGGCAGATTCGTCGTAATTGCTGAATTCTTTTTCTCTAGCATCTCGTGCATATCGTTTTCTACCTTGCGCAGTAAGGCTACCATCCAGATTCTGATATCTTCGAACACCCCACTTCATACCCTTCTTTCCCCAATGGCAAAGTACATTATCACTCATCACTGTCACCTCCACTCTCTAATTCAGATTCAGTATACAATCTCCATTCAAGCTCTGAAATTAACTGTTTCATGCATTCCATTACAGAAGAACTCAATGGTGGATCAAATAACAATTTCACTTTGAGATGAATATAAGATTTAACTGAATCTAAATTCTGATCGTCAGTTATATAGTCAGACCAAACTGCTGACTTATCGCTGATTCTAAATCCTTTTGATGGACCGACTCCCATTTGAGTGAGGATCATGAAAACTGAATTTATGTGCATGACGATATCCGGATCAAACTGTTCGTATTCTTCCGTAATACCTAATAACTTCTTAATCGAAGTAAGTATACTTTCACTCATTATCTCGCTCACCTCTTCCTCATCTGTTAAATGACGGTGACGAAATCTTGTCTACAGAATCCTTCCAATCCGTCTACAGTTGTTACTTTAAGCCAGCCATCATAAAATTTACTTCTATCAATTGTAAGTTCGTCGCCAACTCTGGCTAAGCAAACAATAGATCCGCCCATAGACGGCTTATTACGAATCTTAAGTCTAATACAATTGACTTTTCCGATTTCCTGTTTAACAGGTCCCTCCGGTTTAGTCGCTGCTTCAAATATGTTTTCAATAGGAACATTTGTTTCAACGACTACCGTCTCATTCTCCTCTTCAGTCTTATCAGCAGGTTCCAGGCCTACGGTGTCTTCAGTATTATTAGTAGGTTCTGGATCTGGTGTTTGTTCTTTTTCCTTCTGATAATTCTGATAATTTCGATAATTTCGATTACTCATCTTTTCCTCCTTTAATGTTTCCATGGACAAGTATCATTTGCGCTCCGTTCAATCGGAGCTGTTATCAACAATTCGCTATCGCCATAGTGTATTGCATCATGTGTTCTCTTTACAGTCGTTATCAAATTTTCTGGATCGAAAAGAATTTTGTTTCTTTCTAAAATATCCTCTTTTGAAATTGGGTTTATATGGTGAATCAATATTCTGCTATGAATTTCGTAACCTTCAACCCCAAGATCGCATCCGTTATCTCTCACAATGATGTGATTACGAATTGCTAACCATTCTTTCGACTTGTAAAAAGTTTGATTCAAATATCGGTCGAAACCAAATGTTTCAACGCCAACTTGACCATCAAGTCTTAGGTACTCATACCTTTCTTCGAATGTTGATAACGTGATAAGCTCCGAATACGTTCTAGTGAATCTCTTCATCAGGACCACCTTGCCCGGAATATCGTCGCATAGAATTAAGAGCATTCGTATAAAGCTCTTCAACTCTCTTCTGCGACTGCAATGCTTCCGTCTTTGCTCTTAACAGCTTGTTCTCTTCCTCTAACTTCGCCAATTCAAGTCGATTCTTAGTTGAACCTAACTTTAAAAAATGTGTTGTCTCCTGAGAAGAGGCTGTTCCATCTAATAATCGTTGCTCGACTAGATCAGTAGCTAGCGAAATAAGCTGATTCTCTCTAGCTTCTGGCGTTAAAGCAGGTCTTATCTTTCTTACTGTACCAGTTGCCTTCGCTTTAGCCATACTTACCTCCTCCTTTCATACGACTAATACTATGTTTTACCTCCCTTTATGTAGCATTTAAATGAACTTATAGGGCCGGTTGAAAGGAGAAATTGCAGAACATGGCAGTACAGTGCAACAGTAAATCTACGGGAGGCATAATTGTCATCAAAGACCAACCCTATAAGCTCGTTTAAACGCTACATAAATATAAATTGCTTTTTAGAAAAATCCCTCCGGGGAAAAAATAAAG